AACTGTGAAGGTTTCCAAGGCCTCGCGACCGAGCCTCTAATCGGTCAGCTCTTCAATCCACTCCAAAATGACCACCTCTTCCACCACACCCATTCTCCACGTCAAGCGTCTGTTCCGTGTGCGGATCATCCGTGCCGGGGTGGCTCCGTACACCTACAAGGCCAAGGCTCGCGCGGCCTTCGAGCTCTGGGACGCTGCCTACGATCGAGCCATGGAGGCCAATCCCACGGTACCGATCGTCATCAAAGTTACGCCTCTCAAGTGTACGAAGTGATCCAGTACGCTTCCCGCGTTGGACAAAAGGTTGTGGTGAGAACTCGCCACAACCTGACACAGTTCCTCTACTGCAGAGGAACTGTCCTATCGGAAAACATGGAGACTGTGCGCGTCGAATTGACTCACTGGGTTATGCTGCCGCGCACAGTTCCTTTTTCCGAGGGAACCTGCATGATTCCCTATCGGAAACCTCGTAAAGTGGTTTTCGTTCATCCCACCTTTATACACCATTCCTTGTAAGAGACACACATGAACGCTGTTCGCAAGTATGTCCGTTGGACCGAGCGTCAAACCAACCTGATAATTGGCGGTCTTCTCGTCTACCTGGATGAGGAATACCCTGGATACGAGCTGCCCAACGAGCAAGGCAACGTTGGGTTGGAATTCGTGCGAGAGGCTCTGCCTATCGTGCAGATGCGTGTCCTGGAAAAGGACTTCCACAAATCAGCTTTTTCCAGAGCCTTCCAGATCCAAATCTGCGGTCAACTGTCTCGGATGGTGTGGCAGCGGCAACTCGAAACCAAGAAGACTCAAGCTGTCTTGCGAGATGCTTCGTTCACTGACCTGGTGGAAGCGCTCTCCGTTCGCATGGAGGATCAACTCCTGGCCAGACTCGTCACTCAATTGGAGGGCCGGCTTCTGCCTGAGGTACTCAAGCGTGTCGAAGAGACCGTTCGTATTGAACTCTCCAAGGAGAGAGTTGGGAGTCACAATCCGGAGGTCGAATCCGCTTCCGATAAGAAGACCAGAGTCGGCGTGGTGGTTGTTGGTCTGTTGCCTCAACAAGTTCAGCACGTGCTCAAGCTGGTGGAGGAAGAGGGCAAGCGCGATTTCCTGGATCTCCATTTCATGGAGGCTGACACGAGCCTTCATATGCTGAAGTCTATCAGCAACGGCCGTCACGTTATCCTCTCCAAGTTCGTCAATCACGCACACCAGGAAGCTGTCAAGCGAAGGTCTCTGACCTGTAAGATGTTGGTTGGGGGTGCAGGTTCCATCGCCAAGGAGATCATCGCCTTGGTAGGAGATTCCCAATGAAGATCATCGAAGAAGGAGTTCTTTGAAATGAAATTCAAATACTTGAGTTGGAGCTGGCACCTGGCCCTCATCACCTTCGGCCCATTCCTCTTTGTCTTTCTCTTCAGCATGCTGCTGGTCTACATCGGTAATATCGATGTCCCGGATCCCGCCCTCTTCTATGGGGTGTTCGCTGCTTGTTTTGTGTACTGGCTCGTCGTCAATCTGTTCTTCGGCCGTCGGTTCGAAACAGCCAAGCGGAGAGAATCCGAGTGGCCTTGAGACGCGCAACCCGAAAGCTCACGCGTGAACAGAAGGAAGCCGAGGAGTCCTTCGCCAAGATGATGGCGAAGTGGGACAAGGTGCCAAAGTTCGCGCGCACCCAACATGGAAAGGTACAGGATACCTTGGACCTTTCCGGAGCTTACAGCCCTCCTCCCGGGAGGGAGTCTAAGCGTATCCCGTCCCGTAACACGGGTGAAGTAGTTGCCGGCGAGACTAAGTCCTCAGTTTACACAGGGGATAAGGTAGTCGGCATCGCCACGCTTCACAAGAGCATTTCCCAACCTGTCTTCTCGCAAGAGGAGGCAATCTCTGTCGCTAAGATGCGACGTTCATGAAAGGATAGAGATGAAAGTCATTCTCCGCAATCTGCGCCGCTTCCAACCGAAGAACCCGCGCTTCCCTGTCGTTATCCAAGGCGATCTCGTCGTGGACGATCTGTTCGGGCGTGGTCTGGTCACCCGCACCCAAGTAAGGGTGGAAATCCCGGAAGACGAACGGGAATTCATTCCCGAAAGTGCCTTCACTCCTGAAGGCGGCGAAGTGAACCTCATGTTCACGCGATGGTCGGATCTCCCGTTTGGTCTCACCATCGTCGCGGCTCATGTGGTCCACCCGCTTACGCTCGCGGCCTTCGAGCTCAAGAAGGTGTACTGCGGAGGATTTTCCGCGGCATACCTGCCGAACAAGAAAGTCATGACGACTTCTCCAGGGAACTTCTTCCCTACCGACGGTGAGCTCAAACAGCCCAAGGAAATCACCGTCACACCTGGTTCCTTCAATGTTGTTGCCTGCGTAACCGACAGGGCGTCTCGCGAGTTTGTGGGTATGCGCAGGATTCGGCGTGAAGGCGGACACGACGAGGTGAACCCTACCAACGCGGCAAAACCGATTCCCTTCATCGGGTACATCAGGGAACACCCTAAGACGAAGGACATTTTTCGGCTGGAAGCGTTGGACCGCACGGATCTGATCCAACCGAAGTTGCTGGAGCGGTACATCTCCGCGCTTGGTTCCGACTACGGAAGGAACCTCATCGAGGAGCAAGCGGAATCTGTCCGCCGCGAGTTCGAAACCGCTTGCATGGGCACAATCTAACCAAGGGAGGTGGGAGGAAACTCCCACCTCGGAATCAGATGAAATATCTCCTTTCCGCTTTCTTCGCCGCCACTCTTCTGTCTGGTTGTATCAAGCCAGCCACGACTGCGGCGTTCTCTCCGCAGGAAGTTTGCGAAACCCAGATCGATCATGCGCTGTCCGAAGCGCTTCGCTCACGAGCTGCTGAGTTTGCAATCGAAGCTGCAAAGCTCGCGAGATTGGTGGACCCGCTTGGAGGGCGCAAACCAGAGCAGAATCTCGATTACCTTCAAACGGAAGCCGAGTTTCGTGGGCAACGCATTTGGTGGGACCCACGAAAGGGTTCGATGGCGTTGGCCGCCCAAAGGCACTGGAAGGAAGGCGTCACGGTGCTTCCGAGCCGTCCTAACTTCCATCATCCATCCGGAGATCCATCTGCGTTTGGATGGATCGTCTCTTCTAAGAAGGAAGGGGAGCGCTACGAATGCAAGTACGACGTTGACTACTCGGCCAACCCCGCAATGCGATCCATTGTGGGCCTTCCGACTGTTATCGGTGATTTGGTCCGCGGTATGCGTGAAGTGTCGGTGGTTGCGAGCGTATCTCATGTGGAGGGGGACGTCACAGCTCGTTTCGCAAAGAGTTCACGCTTCATCGACCAGCAGATCATGCGGATCATCTCTCCTACAGCGGAAGGCGACCTGAAGAAGCGGATGTCCAATCCTATCGTTGTTGGGGCGGACACCATGCGCCTGATTCAGGGTGATCTTGTGGAACAAGCTCGCGAGATCGAGGCGGCAGGTATTCAACGCGTCCATCGATTTTGGTTCGAGTACGACCCGAACTTGGACTCTTCGCGACCGCTCTTCGATTGGAACATCTTGAACGATCAAGCCGTACAAGCCGAGAAGGAGAGACAGCGTCAGCAGTCGGCTGAGGAGGCTGAGCGCCGTCGCAGATGCAATCCTACCTCACCTGATTACGGGGGTCTCCAATACTTCCGTGAATACTGCAACCGCACGATGCGCATTGGAGGTTCTGTATGAAGACACTAGAAGAACGGATTGTGTCTTGGGTGCAGAAGTTGGTTGACTCCTACTCTACCCGGCAGACCGTGAAATTTTGTTCGGCTCTCTACTTTACCTCCAGCCATGGAACCTGAAATCAACATCAACCAGACCCGAGGCATCTCCACAGCTCCAATCGTGGAGTGGCTGGATCCATATATCCACCCGCCTGCCCCAGGAAAGATCCTCCTTCTATCCTGGGACAACATCCAGTCCTCCGGCGCATGGGGGCCGAATGGTCACCTTCTCTTCGCAGCCTGGGCGCCTCTGCCATCACGCCAAGACTGGCTCAAGTCCCGCATGTGGGACAAGTACATCGGCAAGTTCAAGCCGACCGCTGTTCGTTAACCATCAACTTCATACACCATCATGTTCATTACCAACCGCGACATCTATCAAATGTGGAACGAAGATCGAGGCCACGCGAATTCGAGTCTCCGGATTCGCCTCACCTCTTTTCCCTATCGTGGGAAAGGGGAACGTTCCGCACCTCTCTGCTTCCCGTCGTCGGACCGACCAGCCATCGAATCCCTGATGGAACCGGGAGGCCCTGCCGCCGTGCGCATTGCCATCCTGCAAGCCGTGCTGAAGCGTAATGCGGACGGATACTTCACGCAGGACCTTCAACTCGTGCTCTGTAGGGTTGTAGACGAAGATTTCAGCGCTCGTTACCAGGAAACGCGGCTGGATGGGTTCGTAACCTACTCGGGAATGTGTAACACCGATAGTCTGTGTGATCTTCATGTACCGAACTCGCGATCCCAAACCCGTTACACGGTAACACCTGGGCGTGTGGGCGTATATGCCGCCGATCACGTCAATACTGGAGTTTATCCGGAGCGCACGGAAGATCCGGTGTTTCCACTGCGAGGTTGGGTGGAAGCCCACCCGAAGAACCCGCAGATGAAACGTCTGGTGGCGGTGGACGAACTCCACGACCTCGACGTTATCAAGCGCAAGGCATTCAGTCTCGGTGCTGATTCACTGTGAATGCCTTCATCCTTCCTAACGGAGATCACTCGTGAAATACACTTCCTCGCAAGAAAACCTTATCACCTTGCTCAAGAATGGCAAGCTGCGCCCGAGTAAACTGCCTTCCTTAGCCACTGCTAAGAAACTTCATGCTTCGGCATCGGCGGACTACTATGAGACGGGATCGTCTCCTCTGACGGATGCGGAATTCGATCGCCTCGAAGAATGCATCAAGACGATGGACCCTGAGTGGAAACCTCCAATCGGAGCTCCGGTTCAGAACAAGAAGGAGGAGCGTGCTTTGGTTGTTCCGTGTGCGTCTTTGGACAAACTGAAGGCGGACAATCCAAAGAATCTGGAACGATTCCTGGCCCTTTTCCGCCCAGGCAAACGCATCCGAGTGGAAGCCAAGATTGACGGCGCTTCTCTACTGGGCCATTACGTGGAGGGTAAGCTGAGGACACTCTCTACTCGCGGGGATGGTATCAATGGCAAGTCTATCGATGGCTACATACAAGCTGCAAAACGGATCGAAGAGACGCAATGTGGTCTGGTAACGTCGGTATTCAAAGGTGATACTTTCGCCCTGCGGTACGAAGCTGCAATGCAGACGAGGATCTATGAGTATTATTTTGCGGAAGAGTTCGACTCTGCCCGTGTTGTATCCTCGGCGGCTTTCAACCGCAAGATCCCCGACAACCGCCTCGTCCGTAGCATTGACTACGTTCTCACCGAAGGGTGGCGTTTGCAAGGATCACGCTTGCGTGCTATGTCCGCAACCGAATTGGACGTGCTCGGTGCGCGATACAATATCCAACGACCCGATTCCAAGATTATGCTTGTACGGGAAGTTAATGTCGAGATTCTTTCCGAAATCTTGGCTGAGTTCCGCGCAAAGAACCGTTACGACTTGGATGGTCTTGTGCTGCGTCCCGAATCGTTCTATCTTCACGAGCCAATTGCCACAGGTTCAAACCCAAAGTACGTCAAGGCGTTCAAGGTGAACGACGAAGAGAACGCACCGGAAACCGTGATCGAAGAGATTATCTGGAACACCTCCTCCTTCGGAGTCTTGGTGCCCAAAGCACGTGTCCGTCCTGTTATGTTTGGGAACGTGGAGGTCAAGCATGCAGCCCTCCATAACTTTGAGTGGGCCGAAGAAATGGGTGCGGGCGTAGGGGCAAAGGTCAAACTGATCCGCTCCGGGGAGATCATACCCAAGATCGTGCAGGTCGTCAAGAAGAAGCCATTCGAACTGCCGGATCCCCGCAAGGTGGGGTTTTACGAGCGTAAGGGAAAGAAGCTGGTGCTCAAGTCAGCGGAGTCTTTCGAAATGCGTGTCAAGAAGATTGCTCGCATGTTCTCCATCCTCAAGCTGGATTCCCTCGGTGCGGGTCTGGCCGAGCGCATGGTGGCTTACGGATTTGATACCACCGCCAAGGTGGCTTGCATGACCGAGGAAGATGTGGCAACGCTGCCTAAGGTGAAGACCTCGGCAAAGAAATACGCCGCCGAGTTGGCCAAGATCCGTTCCGGACACTTTACCATTCCGCAACTCTTTCTAGCTTCCGGAGTGGCGGACGCAGGGCTGGGTGAGTCCTGGATGATCCGTCTGACCAAAGAGGCACCTGAGGTGTTCAGTTCACGTATCCGCACCCAGAACACCCTCGCCTTGTCAAAGGTGATTGGCCCAGCGGCTGCCTCAAACTTTGCAGTCTCGTGGTTACCCTTCCGTGAATGGATGAACGAAGTACGCCCCAAGGTGGCACCCTTGGCAGCTCCTGCTAAACCCAAGAAAGGTGTTCTCACCGGGAAATGTTTCTCGTGGACTGGATACCGTTCGGCGGAAGAGGAGTCCTACGTCTCGGATAGGGGCGGTGAGGTTGTTCCCTTTGGCAAACGAACCTCCGTCCTGTTCTACAAGAAGGATGGCAAGGCGAGTGGAAAGGTGTCCAAGGCTGGTGAAAAGGCCCTCACGTTCAACGAATGGAAACAAGGAGTCAAGTAATGGCTGAGGAAATCAAGCTGCCGGACGGGTGGGTGCTGGTTGATCGTGGGGCACTGAACATGGTCATCAACGCTCTGCGCCGCGACGCAGAAGAAGGTAGACAAGTGCGTGGGGAAATGGCGGACATGCTCTCCGCAGCACCAGCAGCACCACAGCCAGCGCAGCAGCCGCTTACAGATGAGCAGATCAAGCGAATCATGCTCGACAACGGGTTCACGATCAAAGAAGGGCTTACTGACCTGAAGCCCTACGTCTACGCCGCAGCGCGGGCACTTATCGCGGCAGCAGCGCCACAGCCATCACATCAGCCGCTAACAGATGAGCAGATTTACGGTATGCACCGACTTAACCTGGGCATTCGAGCAGGCACACGGAATAGGAGTAAAGACATGGAATCCGTCATTAACCAAGCGGCAATGAACTGCGCTCACGAGATGCTTTCATGCGTACGGAAGGAGCTGTCCGATTAAGAAAGACCTCCTGCGATTGAATCGTCGCATCGACACATTCAATGCGCTGACGAAGAATGAGCGAAGACGAAACACCGTCTACGCATTCATACCGTCAGATCAATCTACGGTTGAACCGGATTGGTTGCGCTCTACGCCAAAGGCTGCGTTCCAGTCCCTCTGCGATAGGCTTGGGAGCGTGGAGACGGCAACCAATACTGTGAATGAGGGCAAGCTCTTGATGGCCTCATTTCATGTGCATGTCAAGAAAGACTCCCATCTCAACTAGGAATCCATATGGCAAGATCTCCCTACCCTCTCCTTGACCTAGTCGCCGACTACCCGAAACTCGAAACCCGTCCAAAGGTGTTGGCTAAGATGGGTAAGGAAGATCGTATCCAGCAAGGCTTTGCCTGGGCACGAGAGCGTCACTCCATTTACTTGAAGCGTCACTTCTACGAGCTACCGGCCCCTTGGAGTGACATCCCGGTCATGGCCAACACCCGCTGGTGCAACGTGTATCGCGCCCTGGACAAAGTGAGTAAATGGTTCATCAGCAACGTGTACCGACCAAACCTCGATAACAAGAATCTGTGGTTTGCAGCCATGATCTGCCGGTACATCAACCATCCAGACTCCATCCAGGATCTCATGGATGCCAAGCAGATGGCGCTCACTTCGGATAGGTGGGACTGGCAGAAAGCCGCAGCGGTTCTGGACGCACGAAAGAAAGCGAAGCTTCAGTTCGTCACCGGAGCCTACCTGGTGAATTCCGTGTCATCTGCGGACTTCCCGGATTGGATCAAAGGAAGCAAACCTCACGTAATTTGCTTCCGCCTCAACGCGGCGTGGGAGTGTCGGCGTGAGCTTGAACACCAGTTCAAGTCCACGCTCGAACAAGCATATGAAGCCTACTCGTCCGTGTCTGGGTTTGGACCCTTCCTGAGCTACCAGGCGTTGGTCGATCTCAGCTACTTCAAGAAATGGCTGGCAAAGGCACCCGACTTGAACACCTTCAACGCGGCGGGACCGGGCACCCGTAGGGGCGTCCAGCGTTTATTCCTTGGAAGGGACAAGTCCACCTTTGAGCCAATCTCACAAGAGGAGATCACGGATTATCTCCTTGAGATCATGGAGTACGCCAAGTCCCCGGAATACTGGCCGCAGACGGATACCAAGAATCCTGGTAACGGTTGGGCTCCTCTCTCTATGTCGGATATGTCCTCCTTCATGTGTGAGAACGACAAGCGGATTCGCCTCATACTTGGAGAGGGTAAAACCCGCTCGAAGTACAAGCCATCGCTATATGGCGAACAAGGAGAATTGCTTTGAACAAGGGAACCTGCTTGCCCTACATGATGGATGAGGAGTTTGAGAAAGCGTTTGCAAAGGTACTGCGAAGGTCCTTCCCGCACATGGATACCGAGGATCTTCTCAGGCGGCTACGCGCCGCTGTTAGGGTACCGAGGGATGCTCCGGTAATTGTGTTGGATTCGCATGTGGAGTTGAGCAATGAGTGAAGATACAACGCATCCATACGTTGGCTGCCGGGTCGTTTTTGTTCACAAACAAGACCCCCGTTCAGGGGAGTTTGAGAAGGGAACGGTTGTATCAGTTCAACTCGGATGCAATCCACTCGTTCGGGTCAAACCTGACCGCCGACCCGATCCCGTACTATTTTGTTGCTCCGACCTTGCCTTTGAGGGTTGGCCCCAGAAATACACTGGAAGGTTGGATCGTGACTGCCTTTCTCTTGAGGAATCAACAATGAACACTCCCACGCGGATCTACCTACCTCTCGAAGATGCGGTGAAGAAAGCCGCTCATCAGAATTTCCTGGACGATGTCAGAGTCGGTAACGAATCCATCGCCGGAAAAGCTCCCGGAGAAGTGCCTGATATCTACTACGAGGAAGCTCGGCACCTTCTCACCACTACAGGAGAGAACTACCTGCCGGAGTTTCGTCCGTTTCATCACATTTGCGTGAAGGATTGGAAGGAGCCTGCATGAGCACGAAAGAACCAATCAAAGTCGGTCCAGGCGTCCTCTGCGAAGTGGTGAACGGATTAGAAGGGGACGCGTCCCCAAACCTAGGCTTGATCGTCAAGGTTACTCGGTACATCGGGTACCGAGAGAAGACGTCCCCTGAGGATCCGCACTACGGGAAAGTTTGGGAAGCTGAGGCTGAATACGCAGAGGCCCCTCTGAGCCAGTACAGAACTCGCAAGATCGAACCTGGCAAACGGGATTTCCTGGAACACTGGCTGAAGCCACTCCCTCCTGAAAAGCAACCAGATGTTTCACTCTCCAAAGAAACGGAGACTTCATGAAGAATCCTCAAGTTCCGGTGCTGGACCCGGAATTTCAACTCATCATACCTACGCACGGTCGGCCCAACAAACAAACCACGTTAGAACGTCTCCCGCAGTCTTTGCGGGAATTGACGTTGGTGGTAACCTCTTACGAGGAGGAAGCGAAAGCGATTCGCAAGAAGTACAAGGGACAGTACGGAGCAGTTGTCTCCTTGGAAAAGTACGGAGCTCTCGAATCACATGGCCAACGCATCCACACCAAACGCCAATGGTTGCTGGAAAACGTAAAGGCCGAGTACATCGTCCAGATGGACGACGACCTGTACTTCTTCAGACGCTGTCACCCAAAGTACCGTGAGCTTGTTTCCAAGTCGTGGAAGCTGAACGCACTTGGTACAAAGAAGGGGGCAAAGCTCCTATTCACGGCCACAGAAGAGTACATTGAAAAGTATTTCGCGCGGTTCCGTGAGCTCATGATCGAAAAGAAGTATGTTCACGGTGGGTTTGGCTCTCGCATGGGGAACAACAACGAACCGGAGGAAGTAGACTTCAAGGGCGGACGGTTGATGCACTTTCTATGTCATCACCGGGCCACCCTTTTGAAGCTGGGTTTGCGCTTCGACGAGGTCCCTTACCGCGAGGACTTCAATATCTCCCTCCACCTCCTCCGTCGCGGGTACAAGGGTTTGCGCATATTCAGCTTTGCTGTAAGCCCTAACAGTTACCAGGCACCAGGCGGCTGCTCCACATACAGAACGCAGAAAGCAAGCGACAAGGCTGCTATCCAACTAGCGCTGCTACACCCTGGATTTGTACGTCTGGTGGACAAGGACTACAAGGACAACCCAAGACTTGAAGTGTATGTCACATGGGTAAGGGCACTAACGAGCAAAGCTGTGAATGTGATTGACTCGGGCGGTCGAAAGGTACTTGCCGAAACTGCTGGAGAGGGGATGTTCCGCGTCCGATGCTACGAAGGCCTACCCCCACTTTGGGCCTACTGTGACGGGCAGTATTGGACCGTCCCCACGTTCAACAAACCCAACCTCAAAACGAACGAGACCCGTCTTCGGTCTCTACCATTCGCTGTTAAGAAAGTCTAACATGATCGTATCTGATACCCACCGCTTCGTCTTCATCCACAACCCGAAGGTTGCGGGGACGAGTTTCCGTCGTATCCTCGAAGAAGGTCTTACCGGTATCAACTATCACGGACGTGCCATCTTCGAGAGCGACATGCTTGACAGTGCACACATCCCGGTCTCCAAGTGGCCCCCGGAATTGGTGGATCGGTACCGAGACGGATACAAATTCTTTGGCTTCGTTCGCTCACCTGAAAGCCGATTCAACTCGGCTGTGAGCGAGTTGTTGTTCCAACATCCAGACTTCCTCATGGCTTCAGGGTTCCGTACTCCCAGTGAATTCCTGGACTTCTTTTTGACAGAGGAAGTCATGCTGCACGATCCGAGGTTCGTGCACTTCAGTCCTCAGTGGTCGTACTTTGGCTTGCCGTCGCCGTCCAAGCATGGAGTTCCAGGTGGGGTCCAGCTTCTACCTGGGATTTCCATTCTCAGCCTGAACCACATCAAACACACCGGCGTGATGCGCGAACTCTTGCGTTGGCTCGGGCTGTTGGTGCCTGACAGCTTTCACTTCGAGAACCAACGCCCCTCTTTCAATAAAATGCAGGACAACAATTCCTGGGTGAGGCCAGCATACATGGCTGACCAAGCGTTGTTTAGCCGGGTAAATGACGCAGAAGGGAACCTCAGAGTAACCTCGGAGAATAGCGTTCTTACCCCGGAAGCTTTCACCCACGAAAAGGAAAGTCTGCTGAGTACGAGTATCCTGAGCCGGCTGGCCCGATATGGAGTGTCTCCTCTGGTAGGAACTCGGAATATTCGTGAGCGCAACGCCTTGCGAGAGTTCGAGGCCGGGAAGCGTACTACTTACGCGCAGAACAAATTGCGAGAGGCCCTTGGCCTTCCAACCGAATGAATACACCCATCGTCATACCAACGAGAGGGCGGGCTGGTAACCTGAAGTCCATACGCGCCTTGTCGTCAGAGGTAAAGAAAAACGATCTCCTGATGGTTGTTCCCAAGGGTGAGATTCACCTGCACAAAGAGCAACCGTACTTCAAAGATATATCCAATTGGTGGACGGTTCCTGACTCTATCAATCTCACCGAGAAGCGCTTCCGAATCCTTCGGAGACTTCAGAAGGCAGGGACAGAGAATATCATCTTCATGGACGATGATCTACTGTTCTCGTATTGGGACAAGAAGTCGAACTCCCTCCTAGCTGTGCTGAAGCATCAACTTCAGGACGAGTTCTGCAAGAGACTTCTCACCAGTGCGGAGTCCGCCCTGGTCGACAAGGGTTACGGATGCTATTCGTTTGCCCACGCAGGAATACCAACACGGATGGCCCTTCTGAAGGAAGGGACTCTGTTCAAGACCAATGTAAAGTGCTGCAACGTGTTTGCGTACAATATACAGTGGCTACTTGACTGGACAGACCAACCTGCATTCATAAATCGTATGTGGGGGATAGACACGGTTTGGAACATTGAGACCATCGTTCGTGGGAAAGACCTGTGTCTCGACTACCGACTGATGATGAACGCAGGATTTGACAAACCAGTTCCAGGGGGAGCTGCGCCGTTCCGCAAATTGGAAGATGTTCATCATGCCTTCCTCAAGATGATGCTGATACACCCCGGAATCATCAAGAGAGGTAAGTCAGGCCATCACATTCACTCTTTCCTCCGCATTGACTGGCGTGGCGCCGTAGCCTTCAGGGAGAAGGCGAATCGCGACAAGTACCTGAAACGCGGAGCTCAAAACTTTTGGAAGGAGCTTGAGTACCAGAGATACACTTCCTACCAAGAATTCCTGGCCGACCTCAAAGACCCGGATGAGAAACCCTTTTTCCTAAAACGAATCAAATCACTCAAGGAGTACCTATGAAAATCGATCTCTCTAATGTGAACAAAACCATTCTTCTAGTGTTCGGTATGCCTGGTTCGGGCAAGACCACGCTATGTGAAACCATCACATCCATGGTGATGCCAGGCCAGTACATCTACTTCAACGCTGACAAGGTGCGTTCGACTCTGTCCAAGGATCTGGGGTTCTCCATGGAGAGCCGCCAGGAGCAGGCCCGTCGCATGGGGTGCATGGCGAGTCTGGCTTTGGACGGCAGTGACGCGCGAATCGCCATCGTTGACTTTGTCAACCCCAACGTGGAAACGTGGACTGCCTTCCGCGAGAATCTGCATCGTCCGGTAGGAAAGCCCAAGAAGACCGATATCAATCGCTTCCCAGAGGTAGCCGCCGAGGATTCCGAGTTCCCCTGCTTCTCCGTCTTCATGAACACCATCAAGAAGGAAGACTGCGAATACGCTGACACTGCTGCTATCTTCAATAGCGGCAACCGTCCTGTGGATGTAACTCTACAATGGATGGGTAGCGAACGAGAGTTCAAGTCGGCTGCCTACGAGATCCTCCAAACAATCGGAGGTGCAATCGTATGAACGGACCAACACTCGGAATCATTGGCGATGGCTTCAGTGCAGCTGCGCTCTTGATACATATGGCTAGGCAGGATGTTCTCAAAGAATTTCAAGTGACCGTCTTCGGGCAGTCATTGAATTCGCTGGGGAGAGGTGCAGCCTACGCAGATGCCGTCGATTACTTACTCAACGTACCTGCAGGTGGTATGAGCCTCTTTGAAGATGATCCCTTGGATTTCGTTCGATGGCTTTCCATGTCTAGGAAAACTCCTCAACCTGAAGGGGAGTTTGTGCCAAGGAGAAAGTATGGCGAGTATGTTTCTCAACGCCGACAGGAGGCAATGTGCAAAGTTGCCAGTCGAACTCTGCGATTCTCGCACGGGAAAGCTGAATACCTTGGTTACCGGGATGGCAAACACCTGGTTTCATCCGGAGGGAAGATTGTACGGTTGGATGAAGTTGTTATTGCCACGGGGCACAGTTTCCAAACCCAGCAACGATACGGGGCGCCGGCGGACTGGCGGCGCCCACAAGTAGTAGTCGGATCAGGTCTGACCGCCGCAGAAGAGGCTCTCCGCCTTATTAAGCAGGGTAGCTTGGTCCAGATGATCTCCAGACACGGTGACCTCCCGCTGGCACACCGAGTGGACTACAACCCAAAGAAACCGCAGTTTGCAGTCAAGTTCGAGAACTTCTCGCCGAGAGCATTGATGCGATTACTACGGGGATGGGTATCCTCCCACGAAAGAGATGGAGGTGATTGGCGGGATGTCATAGCAGCCATACGGCCACACACTCCCTTCATCTGGAGAAGCATGTCTGTTCTTCAACGGGCGCAATTCCTGCGTCACTGTCAGCACTTCTGGGACCTTCACCGTCATAGGGTCGCACCTCATGTGCTTGAAGAGCTGAACTACCACCGTAAGTACGGTAAATTGGAGGTAATTGCCGCAAGAGTGGTTGACGTGGTTCAGGACGTCGACCAATATGCGGTGACCTTCAAGCCAAGGGGTAGTGAAGAAACCGTCACTCTCAGAGTTAGTGGCGTACAAGTCTGTACTGGCCCAGATCGTCAGTACCGGAATACAGTGGCTGAACAATGCGCAATCGACGGATTCGGACTCGGAGTCACCGTAGACGCCGACTACAGGCTGAACCTACCTGTGGAATTTGGAGAGAGAACTCCCTACTATCTTGGGCCAGGGCTTCGAGCTCGAGACTGGGAAGCTATAGCAGTTCCCGAATTGAGAGTGCACGCTGAACGGTTGGCACGAAAGCTAGGAAGCATTGTGAAGGCGTATCCTGATAACGATTAAGGGGTAGTGATGTGGATAGACGAAAAGGTATTTCCGCAACGGCCAAGCGGGGCTGCGGTGAACGTATCCGATCAGATAGTGGTCAAGATAACCCGGGATGCGCTTGAGGAGGGTCAGGCGCTTCGCTTCTGCTTGGAGGACTATCCGCAGCAGATCCGCCCTGTGGAAGTACATGCGTCGCTGCCTGGGGTACTTATCACCCAACGTCTCGTGCAATACGGGGAGGCTTTTGACGAGACCCATCTCAAACTCCACCTTTTAGGACTGCATCAGCTGTCCAAGATGGACAGCTTCCAACCGTGCACTGAAGAGCAGTACCGAAATTACTGCTCGTGGCCAAGGGGCGCCCTCCATAATGAGTTCCTTCCAATACTGGAGGCGCTGTCTGGTCTGGTCCGCGAGTTGGCAGCAGACAATCTTTCCAGTGGAAAGTGTCGTGTTCATGGAGACGCAAGTCTCTGGAATTCGATTCGTATCGAACACGATCAGCTGAGATGGATCGACATGTCCACTCGACCCTCTATACCCTTACCAGGATTGGATCTGGCGAAGACGTTGTTCAGCGTCCTTGGGGATACTCCGGTGGGCTCACCTGAAAAGGTGAAGCTAGTGGAAAGCTCCATGAAAGCAAGAGAAGTGTCGGACGGGGAGATGATTTATTTCCTTGCCTCCCACGTCTTGCGAGTCTCACGGAAAGAGACCATTAGCAGTTCCCACTTGCGCAGGATCCGCGAGTGGGTGTACTCAAGATTAGGAGCGCTACCGGCTGCCAACAACGTGTGCGTGCTAATACCATACTCGAAAGATATCGCCAGCGACCTGCTATGTAGTCTGAGCAACGCGCGAGTCGGGGTTGTCACGGACATGGATGGAACACTCGTTCTGAGCAAGAACGCTACCATGGCGGCTTACCGCGAAGCTGGTTACGAGTTTTCTCCCCACAATTGGGGCAGATCGGCCGCTGACATTGGAATTCCTCTGGAGGTGCACGCAAAGAAAACTGCCGTTTGGCCTAAATACGTAGCGGAGAGGGTAGAGCTTTCCGAGTTCGGGAAACTCGTTCAATCCGCTCAGAATCTTTCAACGTCGTTGCATATCCTAACGGGAGCTTCTACTGATACGGCCTTTACAACGCTCAGCAAATTCGGACTTGGTGGTTTACCAAGACAGGTTGGGGTTGGCGCTAAGGAGAAAGTACACAGCCTGCTCCAAATGCTAGGAGAGCGTAGTGAGGGCGTCGTGTATTTCGATGACAACGCGGAATTTCTCCGTGCAATGATCTTTGCCTACATGGTGAGGACAGGTACCACTGACCTTCCACCTCTGCTGCTAGTTCACTGTCAGTTTGAAACTGAAGGAGAGTCAAGATGAAAATCAAGAATGTGGTGATCCTCGCTGCCGGTCGTGGAAAGCGATTTGCGGACGCTGGGTTTCAAACGAGTAAACCTCTCCTGGAGGTGTCACTCAAGGGTAGAACCCAACCGGTCATTGCTTACAACCTGTCATCGCTGATGGACGTTGGTGCTTCGGTGACTGTTGTGGGTACTCCCTCTGTGTGCCGATTCCTTCGCACGGCTGGATACGAAGTAGAAATGGTTAAGGTAACTGTTCCCAGACCCTCGCCCGTGCATTCGGCTCTTCTCAGCCTGGGTCTTCTGCCACCTGACGAACCCGTTCTGTTCCTGGATAGTGATCACGTGTACAACATCCCGGACTTCGACTATCTCTTGGAAGATCTCGATCCGATGTCGTCTGCAGGTGTGATAGCATCACGCATAGGCCCAAACAGCGCCATGTGTGACGTGGAGACCGACCTGGATGGGAGAGGCTTCCGTCTCAAAGAGAAGGTTGGTGTCTCTCCATTGGTTGTTACTGGCGGCTACTACTTCCGTAGTGCACGGGAATTTGAGTCCACGGCTATGAACTTCATCACGAATCAGGGGCTATCCAAAGCAGGCCGTGAAAAGGAGGTTCGCATGAGCGATATTGTGAACTCTACTCAAACCTACGATCGAGGATTTGAAATACGGGAAATCCCACCTGAAGCCTGGATCTCTGTAGGAACACCTGATGAATTTCATTCATTGACGACAAAGGACCAATCATGAGCAATTCCCTTCCGGCTCAAGCAATTCACGTACACAACGTGAACAGCGCTCTCTACAAGGCACTCGACCGTGTGGCCAGCTATGGATACAAAGAGGAATCCCGCAACGGGACTGCCTATGTTCTACCAGGTCTACTCGTCACTTCGTACTTGCACCCTCAGCAACGTGTCCTCTTTTCGCCCGCGCGAGACTGTAATCCGTTCTTCCACTTCTTCGAGTCTCTGTGGATGCTGGCCGGGCGGCAAGACGTGGACATTCCGGCTCACTTCGCTTCCAACATGAAGAACTTCTCCGTCGATGGGTTGACGTTCAACGCCGCCTACGGGTTCCGTTGGCGCCGGTGGCTTTCGGGCGATGAAGGTTCAACCATTGATCAGATCCGCGGTGTGGTGTGGAAACTGGTTGACAGTCCGAATACACGGCAAGCGGTCATCAACATTTGGGACCCTTCTCTCGACCTGGAGGACTCTCCGTCCAATGCAAAGGATCGAGCATGCAATCTGAACGTGGTATTCACGCCGCGCCCACCGAAGAACGGCAAAGGCCCGTTCTCCTTGGACATGACCGTGAGCAACCGATCCAACGATCTAGTGTGGGGAGCTTACGGCGCTAACGCGGTCCACTTCTCCATGCTACACGAGTTCGTAGCACACGCGGCGTCGATGCGTGTTGGAGTTTACAACCAGGTATCAGCCAACGCCCACGTTTACAGCGCAAAGCTCTACGGAGAAAAGCTGTGGAACGCCCTGACCGAGGAACATTCCAACGAAAACGGTTGGACGCCGAAGGACAACGAGCAGGATGAGTATGCTCTCAGTCAAGAGTTGAGAGTTCATTCCATCGGGGATTGGTGTTGGTCCACCCGTGCAGCCCTGTTCATGTACAACGTGGAGGACTTCTGTTCGGACCAACATCGGGGCACCCGTGGCGATATCGCGGCAGGTGTTCTGGAGCGACTTCGAGGAGTGGAACATTTCTGCGATCACCTGCTGAAGGCAGTTTCTCAGGCGGCGTCTCTGCCACCCAGCAAGTGGGAACGACCAGAGGAAATCATCAGTACGATTGGATCCTTTGTCAAGTACACTGAACTTCAGGCAGCTATGATCCGCTTTCTGGCTGTTCCTCTGCTTACGGCTCACACCGCGTACAAACTTGGCTACCATCAAGAAGCTCTCGCAATTCTTGAATACGCGGATACTCGGCTGGAGAATAAGTACGAGGCGTCGCCCGAGTTCATTCGCCCCCACGACGCGGAATCACCTGTGAACTCCGCGGATGACGTGGAAGCACTTTCGGAATCCTCCTCACGTTTCTTGCACATCAGGAACGACTGGCTACGCGCCGCCTCCCAATGGGTTGCGCGGCGGATCCCCGCACTTTGATAGGTTACCAATCATCATGAAAGGAGCCTATCATGGCGGTCATTCCTCTTCGTCTCCACCCAATCCTCCTGACAGCAGCAGCTGCCCGGGGGATAAGCTGGAAGAAAGTAGTCCGGGCTTCTCCCCCAAATAGATTCCAGGCAGCAGAGCTCGTTAGGATATCCAAGCTCAAGGTAACCCGCAAGGGTGGAAAAATGTCCAAGCTTACCTGCGAATCGCGTACCAAAGGTGAGACGTACATAACAGAGATAGATTTCCTAGAACCCGGAAACGGGGACAAGGTGAAACTTTCGTGCAACTGCTCGGACTTCGTGTTTCGTTGGGAGTTTGCCCTCTACCAGCACGGAGGAGCTGACATTCGGTATGGAGATGGATCGTCTTCCCTCAAGACCAATCCTTCCAACACACCTGGTTGCTGCAAGCACCTCATAGCTGCGCGCTGGGTGGCTGAGGAAAGGGGGCTGATCTGAGTCAATTTACCTACCGCAATTCTCGCGTATTCGCTCAGTTGAAAGCTACGGAGGAAGCCATACCCGGCAACATGACCTCCTATCAATACCTGAGCGGGTACGACGAGCTCCTGCGCAAAGCAGTTGAACCAATCGTGAGGGAATCCAACTTTGCCAGGAGCTTCGTTGCCAACCTCATGGGGTGGCAGGAAAAACACTTTCGTCGAAAGGTCTCGTTCCTTTCCAGGGCGAAGGCCCAGCAGCGTAGCTTGGAGTTTCTACTATCCCATCCGGATAGGAGGGTGCGAGCCTTCCACAATATCCAGCTGGAGAGAGGAGTAATTACCAGTCTAATAAACGGGTTTCTGCTTGCTACCGAAGACGCAGCAATCGCAGCCAACCTTGAACCTAGCTTGAGGAGGGAAGGTGAAGACTGGAATCAGTTTTACGCCAGATGCCGGATGGTGACCGCCAGCGTCGAGGAAGCGCTTGGCTGTAGCAGTCTCTTGCGCGTTAGAAGGGAAGCGGAGTATTGGATGGCAACTGCAATGGATTTTCGGGAGAAGATCATGCAGAAGTACTACCGACTCTGTATCACCACCGCGCAACGGGATTACGTTGGGTTCTTCAACCACTCTATACCGTTGGACGACATCATCAACAGCTACCTGATGGCCACCGCAAGGGCCATAGACAAGTGCGACTACCGACAAGGTGTTCTAACGAGTCACATAACCAAGTGGTTTCTCACCGCTAGAGAGCATGTGGGAAAATCGCGGGGTTCAACCTCGCTCCAACTGAGCGAGATGCTACCGCTGGAGGATATGGATTCCTTGTCTGTGTCATCTCAGGAGTCCTTTCTCCTACAACAAGAGGAAACCCGCGTGCTACGAGAAGTCGCAGCACTTGTTGACCCAACTGGTATGGGTCGTACCTTTCTTAGGATACCCGACCATGAGCCGCAAACATAAAGGAAAGCAAACCATGAACAAGCCCGAAATCGCCGAAGACAGTTTCAACGACGTCCCCCAGTACGAAGCGGAAGCACTCGAAGACGCGGCTGAGGCAGCAGAGGCCTCCGAAGCCATCGCAGCAGATCTGGCTCAAGAGCCTGATGATCTCGTCCAGCCTGAATACAATTATCTGACGGAAAGCGCGTGGGCAGAGGAAGTCCAATCGCGTTGCCTATTTGTTGCCACCAATCAGGCTTCTGTCAACGAAGCAATGGCCGGACCGGATTGGTTGGAGAAGGCCGGTCTGCACGAAGACGTTGATTACGCAATGGCCGCTCTGGATGAATGTCAAGAGCTGTGGACGTGTGCTCTGAACTTCAAGTGGTGGGACCGTCGGTCGTTCAAGCCAGACCTCAAAAATGCTCGGATGGAACTGGTGGATATCCTCCATTTCATCACTTCTGAAGAGCTCATCTTATCTACCCCATCATTGGCTGCGAAGGGTATGAAGGAAGGAGTCGAAGCGGCGATGCTCAGCAGCGTCGGCTTCAAGGGCCACCTCAAGTCCTTCATTGCATCCCTCGCCCAAAACAGCGTTTCCTGGCCGGACTTCTGGGGTATGGTGATTTACCTGGATGAGGACTCACAGTCAAACCCGAAGGCAGCCATCGATCACATCCTGAATCTGTACACGGCCAAGGCAACGCTCAACAAGTTCCGCACACGTTACCGCAACTCAGAAGCGGGATACCGCAAGGTATGGGTGGACGGCCGAGAAGACAACGACATCATGATGGCTTGGCTGGAGGATATCGGCGGATTCCCCGGTGTAGCTTCTCTCGACCTCTGGCTCGAAGAAAGCTACTCACGGATTATCCGTCTGGAGAAGTAATATGGAGAATATCGAATCGCATATCATGCTGACGTCATCCACTGGTCCGGTGGAGTTGCGCAGCGACTACTACACTCCATTCAAAAAGAGGCCTGAAGGGGAGTTCGTGATCGCCATGGAACCTCTCGGAGTAGAGAGGCTTTCCTTGCTGATGGATGACCACTTCCTCCAACCAAACTACGGTCACATTCGATTCTTCGACGAGGGCCTCTACGAGGCAGCGGGCTGCAATGAAGGGAGCTACGGCTATTTGCTTCTCCCAACCAAAGACTGCCGCAAGGTCCTGCTGGTTCTCGCAGTATCGAAACTGCACCAGAAGGAGGAGAACTTCAACAAGAAGCTAGGACGAGAGATCGTACACAACCGCTTGGGTGCGTCGATCTTCTTTCTCAACACGCATACCCTGTCCACTCAATGGTGGAGCGCAGAAGTCATCCTGGACATCCCGGAAGACCTGTTTCAAGTGGACATCGTGACCGGTTCGCTCTCTGTCAAACCCGGTCATATGTTCCTGGAGCGTTCCATCCGCGCGGCTGCTCAGGGGATTGCAGCCGAGCTGCTTCGAGCTGAAGAGGAGCGCGTGAACGGTGAATACCCTGAGTTTCTGGATATCGAGGAATCCGAAGATGAATTCGAGGGTCCACTCGCAATGGCAAAGCTTCTTGCTTACCCAGTACCGAACCAGGAATTCGCGCTCACCACGAACGAAGCGGCCCAGGTTCAGGTGATTCAGTCTCCCAATCCCGCTAACGACAAACTGTGAACTCGCAGGGGAAAGCGCTTCCCCACCTTTTAACGTAAGGACCTTACATGGCAACCAAAACCAAACGTCGCGTCTCAGGCTTTGATCCTGACGAAGCCCCAGTCTCCACCGGTCGCGACAGTCAACCACGGCCCGAAGAAATCGTCGAGATGCTCCAGATGCCGAAGGGCAAGGAAGGTGCTCAAGCATACAAACGCTTCCGACCTGTCGGAAATGTGTTTGTGGCTGGACAGCACTGGGTGACAACCAAGAAACGAGACGGATCCGTTACGAGTTTCCCCACCCCGTGCCTGAACTTCGATCCCAATACCGGCAACCGTGATCATGACGGCAACTGCCCCTGGTGTTCAGCGGCGGACAAGGTTCCGAAGCGCAAGGGCAAAGACGGCAAGGAAGCAGCCCTGATCCGATTCGGCGTGGACTACTACATCCAGGGTATCGACCGCAGTGAGCAGGAGAACGCACCCTCCCGCATGCCGCGCCTGACGGCAGAGGAAAAGGAGTCTGGGTTCAAGGACATCAACTCAGATTCGTGGACTCCGTATCGAGTCCAACGTCTGTCGGGGCAGGATCTCAAGAAGTTCCGCAACCTGAAAGACCTGAACATCGTCAAGATCAAAGGTGAGCGGGTGGCCAAGTCGGTGTTCGACGTCAAGTTCGGATGCGACGTCCTGATGAAGTACGACAAGACGGAAGCTGTGCCAGGCAACCGCTGGACCTTCTCCAAGGACGAGCGAACGCCCCTCACCGAGGAGGAAGCCGAGTATCTCACGTGGGACCTTAGCCTTCTCATTCCGGACGATCTCGACGCAGACCACGCCCAGAAGGAAGTGCTCTCGTGGGCCAAGCGCATGGGTGTCGACAAGTACATCACGGGCAAGGCCGGTCGGGATGAAGACGAGGAAGACGATGACGATGGGGAGGAAGACGAACCGAAGCGCCGTCGCACGAAAGCTGAAGTCACCAAGGACTTGAAAAAGAAGACCCTGGCCGACCTCGACGACGATGAGGACGAAGACGAGGACGAAGACGACGAACCCCCGGTCAAGAAGGGAAAGAAGGCCGCTCCCGCCAAGAAGGGCCGGGTCGTCGACGAAGAGGATGATGACGACGACGAAGACGACGAGGAAGACGAACCTCCGCGGAAAAAGGCTCCCGCCAAAAATCGCAAGGTAGTTGATGAGGATGACGACGAGGACGAGGACGAAGACGAGGACGACGAACCGCCCAAGAAAGGAAAACGTCCTCAGCCTTCACGTGGAAAGAAAGTCGTCGATGATGATGAAGACGAGGACGAGGACGACGAGCCCCCGGTCAAGAAGAAAGGTCGTAAGGTAGTCGAGGACGACGATGAAGACGAGGATGAACCCCCCGTCAAGAAGGGTAAGGCACCCGCCAAGAAAAGCCGCAAAGTTGTCGAGGAAGATGACGAGGACGATGATTCCGACGAAGACGAGGACGAAGACGAGCCTCCGGCCAAGAAGGGAAGGCGTAGCCCACCGCCACCTCCGAAGGGGAAGAAGGGTCGCAAGGTCGTTGACGATGACGATGACGATGACGACGATGAAATCCCCTTCTAATTCGTAACCTGAAATCACCTTAACCAAGGCCGGCCAGCTACTGCGCTGAGCCGGCCTTTTCTTTTTGAGCACATGGCTACCAAGAACCTAAAGGCTGAAAGCCCAATTGACTACCTCTCCGTTGTGTCGGAACTCGAAAAGGTGGTAAAGATTCAATCCGTTACCCTGGGCAAGGAGGATCGTCTTTCGACAGGGCTCCTTTGCGCAGATCTCATGTATGGCAAAGGAGGCATCGCCCCTGGCATGCACACTATGGCCGGACCAGAGCAATCGGCCAAAACTACCTTTGCTATCTGGGTGCTCGCTCACTCACTGGCTCAGTCCGTCGGACTCCGCGTTTTGTGGGACGCCGAGAACTCTTCCGGGTCATCGGTCGACTACGTAGAAGCCATCTTCAACCAGGCTGGTCACGCTATCGAGAGCTCCACCATCTTTGGGGTCAAGAAGGACGGCAAATACGTTATCCCGCCCAAAGTCTACTATCGTGATGAAGGCGAGATGGATACCTTCTTCGATTGGTTGGCTGCGCTCCTGAGGCGTATGCCTGACAAGCGATTCGAAGATGGGCGTTGGTGGTACATCTACGAAGGGTCCCGTGACAACAAGGCCAAGTTCAAGGGGCAGTACGACATCAAGATGTCCTCCAAGAATGACGCTGTGTACATCCCAGCCCCCGATGGCTCGCTGCAGGCGGTGGTTCTGCTGGATTCCTGGCCGTCCCTCCTGCCAGAATCGATGGACACAGACGACCCCAAGGCAGGTGTTGCTCTCCAAGCCCGCGAGTTCTCCAAGAACCTGCCACGGGTGAAGGGGCGTCTGCGTGCAAAACGTGTCGCACTCCTTGGCATCAACCAGCTGCGCGAGAAACCAATGGTTATGTATGGGGAAACCATGTACGAACCGGGTGGTCAGGCGTTGCGGTTCAACTCGGACACGCGAATCTGGATCAATCCACGCGCCCTGTCAGGTGTACCTTTCCATCCGAAGGGCAAGGGCCAGATCGAGGAAGAAGAGGGAATCGAAGGTGGAACCGACGTGTACCGGTATGTGCACGTCAAAGCTCGCAAGAACAAGCTATCTGTACCTGGTTTGGAATCCTGGTTCCGCATTTGGGTACGAGACGAGAACGGGCAAGCTCGTGGGTTCTGCCCTGTGTGGGACACGTTCTACGCTCTTCATCTCACTGGTCAGGTATCCGGGAAACGTACAGCCATTCGCCTCAACATCAAGGGCATGGGCGAAGCCAAGAAGGTACTCACGTGGCTACAGTTCAAGCACCTCGTTCTTGGTACCAAAGAGGACCAGGCCAAGATCTACAAGTACATTGGGTACAATCGTCCGATCAATTTGCGTGCCGGCCTGTTCAAGATGTCGAAGAATGGGACGCTGGAATCCATGTTCCTCGACAATCTCAAGGCGGGTGCCAAGGCCAAGAAGGAAGAGGCAGATGACGATGCTGAAGAAGTCTGAATGCAGCCACAACCTGAACTTGAAGTGGTGTACACCCCCAGGTCCGCCCAACTTTGATACAGTCTCTATTGCGGGCATACCCTTTCCTGGAAGATCTACTTGGAAGGATGTACGTCTTTACGACCCAGACCGACTCCTGAAGTTCGTTACAGTCGTAAACGTTCAGCTTCAGGGTTGGTCTGTAACCGGGCTGGTAGAGCGGATAGAACAAACAAATGATGGGGTTACTATCGTAACAATTGGGGTGCATGATCAGGTAGAGATTTCACTGGATACACCAATTTCGGTGAGCGTACTGCGCGAATACAAACGAACAGAGGACGGCAGATGGAATTCATTGGGGTAGGCGACCTTCACTTGGACGGGAAACTGTCCAAGTACATTCCCAATCTTAACGAGGTGATCCTCAACGAGGTGCGCACGGGTCCGATCCGGCACGCCGAACGTAATGGGATCAATCTCGTTGTATTCTACGGGGATATCTGTGATATCCCACACATGTCAACTGAGGCCACCATTGGTCTCATACGCATGTTCACGGACCATCCGCGTATCAAGTTTTTGCTTATCACCGGCAACCATGACATGGAGTACGCGGGCAAGCACTCGTTGCTTCTGATCAAGGAACTGTGTGATAAGGGTGCGTTACAAAACGTTCGCATCTTCGACCAGCCAACCACCTTGTTCCGCAAGCAAGGTACGCCGCTGAGACTCCTGCCTTGGCCGTCCTTCGAGCTCGAAGAAGACGCCCTCAACGTCATACATGTCGAGGTGAACGGGTCTCAATGGGATCACGGTAAGGCTGTGGAGTCTGAGCGGGAGTCCGAGCTGTTCTGTGTTGGTGGGCACTTGCATACAAAGCAACGGGTGCGCAACATTCACTACAGCGGTACTCTGTATCAGACAAGCTTTGGTGAGAAGCCGGACAAGTACTTCCACCACGTGAAGCTGGCGGAGGGAGAGGAGCCAGTTATTGAGCTGATCCCTCACAAACCGAAGTACACCCTGCACAACCTGGTAGTGTCTTCCCCAGAGGACCTAGCAAAGGTGGTCCAGAACCAGTACAATCTGTACAAGGTCTTCGTCAAGAGTGGGGCCGACATATCCGCAGAGAGTCTCCAGAACTACCCTAACGTCGTCAAGATCAATGCCTTCAAGAACCGGAAGGAGCTGATGTCCCTCCTCTCTGAGGAGCTTCTGATGCAGGATACGGAGGTTACTGTGAATGACTTCACCGTGATGGAGGCCTTGCAACGCTGGATGGTCCGTGCAAACATAAAGGAACGCACGGCAGAGCGTGCTGTCAAGGTTCTCCAAGACCTACTATCCAACTCGAAAGAAAGCTGAAATGTCATTCCACACCAAGTACCGCCCGCTGACTCTCAAGCGTATCCTCGGCCAAGAACGAGCGGTAGCCACCCTCAAGGGTTTTGCCGAAAAGGATGATGTTCCATCCGCCATACTGTTTACAGGACCACCTTCGGCGGGCAAGACTACGCTGGCGAGAGCGTTTGCTCGGGAGGTACTTGGTGAGGAAGGAATGAGGTCTTCCTTTGAAGAAGTAAACCTAGCGTCGGAGCGCACTATCGAGGAAATCCGGGGTCTGATTCGGTTGGCAGCTCTCCGTCCGATGGATACGACTCGGCGGTTCATCATGTGCGACGAAGCCCACGGGATTCTTGGGAACAACGCGGCAGCCCAAGCTCTACTCAAGCCACTTGAGGAGCCCATCAAGTCTACCACCTGGCTCTTGGCCACGATGGAGCCCGAGAAGTTCATGTCCAGCAAGGTTGGACGGGCTATCGCCTCACGTTGTGTCAAGATTAAGCTGGAGTCTCCATCCGAGGACAGCTTGGTCAAGTATGCAGCTCGTATCGCGAAGGCCGAGAGAGTAAAGGTATCTGTCGAGGATCTTACTCGGATCGCGCAGGCAAGCGGTACTTTCAGGGATGTGGCCAACATGATGGAGATGGTGGCCACGTCTCCAGATATGGAAGCTGCCGTGAACTCGGTCCTCATTGAGGAAACTCCTGAGGAAGTCCTCATTCTGAAGGGTTTGCTGGCAGGCATTCTGGGCAACTACAAGATGGCCTGTGTCAACCTTCTGCAGGTGAAGAACACCGTGGCAGTGTTACAGACCGCAGGGTATCTCGCCTGGGGTCTCCTGGAACTAGAGGCCACGGATGGACAAGGGTCGAATGGAGGCTGGGCTTCGAGGCGATTCCTCAATGCCTGGGGAACCATCAAGAAACGGGTGAAGGATCCAGAAGCACGCCTGCTACTCTTCGCCACCTTCAACCGTGAGGTTACTCAACTCAAACTCAGTTCCGGAGCGTTCTCCGTGAACGAGGTTCAATCAACCTTGGCTATGCTGAGCCAATTCATCAAGGACGACTGATGCTTTATCAACCGTACCCCTCCAAATACGATCTTTACCTCGTGCGTCACGGAGAGGCCATCTCCAATGTGGACGTAAGCGTCTACAAGTACGGAAACGAAGACCTTCTCGGCCTAACAGTGGCCGGAATCAAGCAAGCAGGTGTTGCAGGCGAACGACTAGCCAGATCTCTCCAATCCAGGCAAGAGGGCAAAAAGGTTTGGCTTCATGTTTCAAACACCTTGAGAGCGAGGCAGACCGCACAAATCATCTCGTGGCATCTCAAGGAAGATGGTGTGGACGTGCACCGAACAGAGAAATTCGGCTCCCAGGAGTTCTATTTGGTGAATTCCGGTCGAGAGCCCGAGGGATGGGACTTCCAACGATACATGCGTAATCCGTTTGATGTGGACTTCGGTATAGAGGTTCTCAATCCCTACCAGCATTTCCTGGAGGTGGTTACATCCTTCCGTACCATGATGGAAGAGGTTCATCAAGAAACGCAGCCTGAAGAACGTCCCTGCGTGGTATACGTGGGAAATCACTTCATGCTCAACCTACTACGTTGCTATTTGTGGTCGCTGGAAATGGTAGAAGCTGACCAGCTGCGTTTCAACCTGCTGCAACTCCTTACCTTTGGGTCGGCCCCAGATAGCCAAACCTTTATGGAACCACGCGACAACGGGCAACGAGGTTTCGAGGTGTGGTCCAACCTAAGCGTGAAAGCCGTTGCGTCTGCAGTTGTTGGTTCTGAGGATTCAGCGGAGATACGAGAGTACGTGGATTCGGCTCGTCGCTTGCTGTCGCATGCGTTGCATCTTCCCATCTACAATGCTCAAATCTTGTTCAACAAGAATGACCAGGTGGAACAAGCGTTCATGTTCGCGCCCACTTCCCACTATCTTGGGGAAGTTCCGCAGTATCAGGTGCCCTGGTTCTCAGCCTCCACCTTTTTAGTTGAGCTGGAATCGTTGTACCTCAACCTTCTGCGTACACACGCTCATCACGAATACGTCAAGCTCGTGCCATGATCGAGTTCGAATACCTAGAACTGAACAAACGCACTCACTTTAAGTCACAGAGATTCAACCTCAAGAAAAAGGGTATCTCTCTGATCTTGGGGTTCAATCGTAAGACGAAGTCCTCAAACGGCGTGGGCAAGTCCATGTTCTTTGGAGAACTGCCAGATTTGCTGACAGCAGGCGAAGCAACCGGAACCAGGCAGGACAGAGTAAGGAAAGGATCCATCAAACTAGGAGTAAAGAAAGGTAAGACCCGCTACGAGTTTGAGCAGATCTTCTCTCCGAGTGAAAAACTCATTGTTCGCAGGAACAACGAGGATATGGAATTCCACAGCCTCAAGGATGCTAGAGAGAAGATGCTAGAGGTCATCCCCTACAGTGAACAGGCGGTGGCCTCTTTTCTTTACTTGGACCTGGCCAACAGCGTACATCCTCTCATAGCCGGAACTACTGCCATGCGCAAGGCATTCTTCCGGGACTTCTTCAAGCAGATGGATTCCGTCGGTCCCCTCCGAAAACTCATCGAACAGGCTCACGCGGAAGTAGAGCAGGCTGGTAGAAGAGCATCCGAGCTACAAGCCGAGATAGAGTCCATAGGGGAACTGCGCAAGATTGCCCCCATCCGTAAGAAAGTTCAGTTGCTTCAGGCGGAACGAGACGAGTTCTCAGATCGACTATCAGAAGTAACATCTGCGACCTCCACATGGAGGCGTTTGAACGATGTGTGCGAGGCTCTCGGAGACACAGACGACGTAGTCTCCCTCGGAGAGGATCCCCTAGGTACCTTGAAAGAAGCGCGAAAGGCCGTACGTAAACGCAGGTCTGCTTGGGACGAGTATAGCGCCTGGTCCGCGGAGAATGCGGATTTAGAAAAACTTCTCTCAGAGGCTGAGTCCACCAATCGGTCATTCATGGAACGATTCAAAGGAGTCCCTGCCGACGAGGCTTTGAACTCTGCTTCAGAAAAGCTAGAGGAAGCAAGAGCAGCACTCAAAGAGTACGAACGTTCAGTACGAACGTTGAAACGCGACATAGAAGAGGCGGAGGATTCCATAGAAAAGAAATCCAAGTCACTGGCTCGTGCCAAAGAAGGACAAGGGAAATGTCCGACATGTGGTGGTGAATACCACGACAAGCACTTGGAAGAGCGCATACAAGAATTGCGGCTGGAGCTACGAAGCTCCAAGGCTGAGCTAGGTGAACTGAAGGCCGAGCTCGACGGAAAAGAGGTACCTTCCGTTGACGTGGATAAGCTGGAAAAGAGATTTGCTTTAGCCGAAAAATACACGGCGGCATCAAAGGAACTGGTGAGGTTGCAGAGGCGAGCGGCTTCGAGACCAGATGAACCAAAGGATTCAGAGAAATCCATATCCAGAGAGGAAGCTCGTCTGGATTCACTGCGTGAACGGGCCGAGTTATACAGTGAGTACCTGTCTTTGGAAAAGACGTGGAAAGGATACTCCAAGGAGATCCGGTCTCTAGCCAAATCCAGCGACCTACACGAAGCCTTCGTCAAGAAAAACGACGAGCTTGTGGAAGCCAAGTTGGATCTTCAGACTTTGGAAGGCGACTGGGAGAGAAAGACGAAGCTAGAAAGCGAGATGGCCGACAAGCAAACGGCGGCGCGTCGTAAGAAATACTTGGATATTCTCAAGCAGGCATTCTCGCCGAAGGGAGTTGAAAAGGAACTCATCTCGATGGCATGCTCCATGCTTGAAGAGCAGGTAAACAAGTTTGCCAAGCTGGTATTCAGCGAGGACTTCCGGTTTTACTTTGAGATGGAGTCCACCTTTGCCATCTCAGTGGAACGTCACTACGGGAAGCGGCAGGTAGTATCCGACGTGCGCAAACTGTCGGGTGCGGAGAAGCGACTGTTTTCTTTGGTTATGGTGGTCTCGCTTCTCAGCTTTGTGCCCCCAGCCCAACGTCCAAACATCCTTATCCTGGATGAGCCGACCGCCACGATGGGAGAGGACAACAAGTCAGCCTTTGTTCGGTTCTTACCCGTTCTGAACAAGGTAATTCCTCACCTCATCATTATCACCCCTCTTATGCCACATGACTTTGCACACCTCAACCCAGACGTGTACACCGTGGTGAGAGACGGCGGTCTGTCATACATATCAGAAGGAGTGGTAGATGCCAATTCTAAACTGCCTAATCGCACCTGACGCATCGTGGCAAGCGATCGTAGATGCATGCAATGAGTACGGAGTTGAATGCGTATTCTTTCACGGAAGTGGTAAACCCTTACGACAGCCCCCAAAGAAAGACACCTACTCAGGCTGCTTACGTGTATTCTACACCGAAGATGTGAAAGCCTTACGTGTACGGGGATACCTACACAAAATGGAGGAGTCTCCTTCCTACAACTACCTGGTAGTAATAGGTGCACCTCCAAGCCGATTTGCCAGAATTCAAACCTATGAGGGGCCAATTCGTTCGCTGGTAGCACACCACTTTGAGATCAGCATTGTAGAGGAGGGTCTTGAAATCGACCTCTCTGAGTATGACCACCATGCAGACGTGATGAAGAAATACTCTAGAGACTCCATACTCAGCCGGGTCAGCCAGCTTCTATACCGAATCAAGGACAAGGTGGAGCGGGCGCAAGTATCGACCCAAGTATACCGATTTCTGGCGGGTTATTCAAAACGCCCTCCGACAACTCCAGTCAGACAGCTAAACGAGGTTCTCTCCTCGGAGTTGGCCGGCAGATACAATGAAGCCTGCAGTATGGTAAGAAAGGGGAACGAGATAGGGAGAGTATCTCGGCAGATGTCAGTAGACTGGTTTGAGATCAGCTACTGCATAAGGAAAACCACCTCAGATCCTGCAGTACTGGAACTGGTAACCTTTAAGGAATACTCATGAATGTCCAAACTCCGTATACACAGCTCATAGAATACCCGTTTGGCTCGGGTAATCTGTTTGATATACCCATGGAGCAAACCGAGGTCGAAACATCAGGCGTGAGTCTGCAGTTCATCGACTCCAACGGGAACACCTTGGAAGCAGTCGTTCCGGCGGGTTGCCAGGTATGGGGACGGCTTAACTCCCAGGCAAAGGACATGTGGCTGTCTATAGACAGTCTGCTATTCTGGTATCAGTACCACGCGGTATACATCGACTTGGGCGTTCTGTTCAACGTAGACGTGAGCGGTGTTGCCATAACTGGGGAGCGGGCTGAGGAAGTGCCGGTCCAGTATCTCATATCCATGTCTCACCGAATGCGTTTGCATGCCATATCCACGGGTGGGTCCTCAGGCATTCATCCAGCGCAGCCGGTATGGAGAGGTACCCCGACAGATGTGGGGTGCCCTTGCCTGTTTACCAACGATCCTTCTTGCGGTAAGAAGCTTCTCTACACTCTGGAGAAGCTGACATGAGCAAACAAGCCTTCATACCTGTCATTACCTGGGGTTCGACTGCTGTTGGCTACATACCGGTGAGCCCTCCAATTGAGTTCACAGGTGACGAGACCGAGATATTGTTGCAAGGATATTCATATCCGATTCATTGGCTACGGGTCAACCATAAAAACAACTACGATCCGAAATCCATAGCGACCATCAGGATTTCTCCCACCCAAGAAAGATGGCATGACTATCCTCCGGGGTTCTACGCTAACCCTGGATACGCTTACAATCCGTTCTACACAGAACGGAGCATAGTCCATGATAAGCATGGGGGTACGGATTGGTTCGATTGGCTTTTTGTGTATGGAGAGACCATGGACCCTGGAGACGTAGATCCCCCTGTGCCACCGAACCCAGAAGGTGGAAACGAAACCTGGGTTCTCTCCGCAGAGTTTGCCAGCAATCCTGACTGTGCTTTCGTGGACGTTGATTGGACAGCGTTTGCACCAGAGGGAACTACACCTCTGTCACTGGAACTCGGACAAGAAAAGCCAGGTTGGCTGGCAACCATGTTCGCGAGTTCAGACATGTCCTCCAACGTTTCTGGATTCAACATGGCAGAAGTGGCGCCCATCCTGCGACTCTTCCGTAGTGGACCAGTATCACCAGGGGAGTACATGCTCCCGTCCAACGTGATGTCACTGGAGGGAGGAGGTCAGTATACCTTTGACCTCCGCTTGGATGTAATCTGAAGAACCAACGAAAAAGCCCCTATCCTCGCAAGAAGATAGGGGCTTTTGACTGACTACTCCAAAACTCCAAGATTTAGAGACTTTAGCTGAGCTGCTGTCCCTAAGCCCTGAGGCTCCAAAAACCCTCGTTTTACCGGAGGTATAGGAGAGTTTTTGGATGAGTTTTGGAGGTGTTGCCTAGGAATGCTCAGCCACGTCGGGGTCCACCAGGATATCCCTCAGAAGAGCAGATTCACGCTCGGCGTTTTCCTCGGCTTCCTTTCGAGACTTCTTGAGTCGCTCTTTCTCCGTTTCTTCCTGGGTAGGCTTTGGTGGAGTTTCTTCCTTTGGTTTGGTGGGTTCCTCTTCCTTCGTCTCTTCGGGAGAGTTGCCCCCTTCGTCTTCAGAAGGAGCTTCCTCTTCGAGAGATTCAGGTTCTACAGGTTCTGCAACGTCTTCCGAAGGTGTCTCCTCAGGCTCAGGTTCCGCGACTGAAGACTCAGGTTCCTCACTGGATGGGTCAGCCACAAAGGCGTCATCTCCGAGTTCTGCCTCAAGTTCCTCTGTAGTGGGCTCTGCAACCACGTACAATCCTGCGATGGTGTTTGACTCCAACCGGTCTTTGCCCCGCAGCTTGAGCAGGTAGTTGGGAAGAGGGAGACCAAGCGATTCGAAGAACTTTATCTGTACCGAAGGATCGATGTAGCTCTTCAGAGCTGTATCCGGCGTTACCTTTTCTTCCCCGTCGGCGGCGGTACGCACGTGATTGAGTTGCTTGCCAACGTCGATGGCCATCTTCTTCAACTGAGCCATCGCTTCTCGTTCCGTGAGCTGAGCTCCTTTGTTTGCCTTGAGGAACGCATCCACGTTTTCCTGGAAGATGACGGTACCCCGCAGCGTGCGCAGCTTGTGGATGGATAGTGCCTTGGTGCCGATGATCTTGCGGAATACCATGTTAACAACGGCAGGTCGCAGCGGCTTGACTCGGTCTCCTTCACCAACGGTAAAGATCAGATCGTTTGGCTCTTTGCCGTCGACAAGCTGCTTGACCGCGTCCAGAACCATTCGACTCTCCGCGTCCTTCGCCAGGTACTTGTGGGAGTTCTTGATCCCGTCTTTACCTGGGTAAGTGAGCGTGAACCCGTTGGGCTGGAATTTCAGGTGCTTGACGCGCGCAGTGGACAGGCCGTAAGTCTGTTTCCCTTGTGTCTGATTGCCTTCTGTTCCAATGCGAGATGCGAACTGATACGACAGTTCGATAGCAACTGCGGCCACCGTCTTGTCATCGTTCAGATCAAAGTGACGGATGCCCTGCAGCCACACCTTGCGTGCGTGTCCGATGATGGGCACCACGTCCTGAACAGCCTGGAACTTCTTGTCTCGACGCTCACGTATTTCCTTGACCAGGTAGAAGTACTTTTCATTACCGCCCTTGTTGGCCGGAAGAGCAGTGAACACGTATTCGCCTGGCTTGCGTGTCGTGTTCATGCGCACCTTGGGGAACATGTGAGCGGTGGGAACGCCACCGATGAGTTCGCCGTTGCTGTCATACCAACGAAGCTCCGCATCCACCTTCCCGGTGAAGCCCGAGGGGATTGCGTACTCGAGACCTTGCTCGTCGAGATACGCAAGCAGATCCTTCATGTCCACCAGAGGATCGCCGTTCTCGCGTATGTAGTTGGAAGCCGCGTTCTTCCACGATAGTTGAAAGTCACGTCGCAGCTTCAGGTACTCCCGGTACTTTTCCTTGTCAGTGGAACGGAGCTCGTTGGCCTGTTCCACTGTAAGACCGTTACCCGGCTTCCCGGTAATCTCCTTCACAAAGGACTTCAACGAGTCAGCCACTTTGGACTGGTCGATCTTCTTCTCTTGGAACGAAGTGCGTACCCACGAGGGAAATACACTCGAACTGGAGGTTTTCGATAGTGCGTTCGCACCCACCTGGGATCCAGTACGGAAGTACCCGCTGAATCTGTTGGTGAGATTGGCTACCGGGGGAGCAAACGTATCCGATCCGGATTCGTTCAAGAATCGCTTGAGAGCAACGCCAAGCGGTTTCAACTCGACGTTCTTTCCTTGCGCAGCTTGCATCAATATGCCGCGTATGTCCTCCTTTGGAGAGGCCTTTGCCACAGACTTCCACACGTTGATAGCTTCCGCGTCCTTGATGGAAGAGGAAATACTCTCGCCAAGCTTCTTGTACATGCCAGCTGAGTTGGCGTACACCGCGTACAGAGAAGTGAGAAAGCGAATCTGTTGGTCTTTTGTAAGCATTGAAACCTCTTACCAGTTAGTTGAGGGGAGTTGAACGTACGAAGGGTGCGGAATTGGGTTATCCGAGATGATCCCGTTTGAAGGACGACCGGACAGGAACGTGAGGTCAAATCGCGGGACCCCTCCCTTGGAGTCGTTGATGAACTCCACGAGGGAGGTATCTTGTACCCTGAACCTAAGCATCAAAGTGGGGCCAGATCGGCGTGCTTGAATCTGGAAAGTAACCACACCCTCCTGCGTTTGGGTCCCTGCCGACGTAGCCGCCACGGCTGCGTAGCTCCATACAGTCTTGTCACCACTGGATAGACCGAGGAAACCGCAGTTGCCAAAGTCCGTGAGTTCGCCGTCTCCGTCCTCCCACTTCACCTTAAAGGATCCAGTGGACTCCGAGCAGTAACCTCGCAGGCAGATCTGGCCGAGGTTGGAGAGAATCTTTTCCTGTACTGCCTGAACGTAGTTGTTCGGAGAGAGGTCCGCTTTGAATCCAACCCATCCTCCAGCGTTGAAGAAAGCTCGCATCATGTCCACGCTTGGCCACGTCAACTGAAGATCCCACTGGATGTCCGCCCACGGGGTAGCACGTGTAATGGTAGTGTGACTCATCACATCTGTGGAGCTCACTGGCACTTCTCCTGGCTTCTTCTGAGAGATGCGTGTAAGGATGTCACACAGACCGTTGTAGAGGCGGAGCTGCTGGAAGTAGTTTGTTGACCAGTCACCAGTGAGTTGTCGAATGTCCACTGGAGGGTTAACCCCGTACAGACGAGCGTAGTCTCGCAGTGCGTCCAGGAACACATACCATTCAGCCGTACCAACCTGGTTTGGATTGAGGGACTGAGGGACCGGGAATTGGTTGATACCCTTCGCGTCCACAACAGATGTACCGGAGGGAGCACTCCAGTACTGGTTGAACTCTGTCACCATGTCGTTGAACTGTTGAGCAGGAATGCTCGTATGGATACCAGACTGGTCAAGCGCTCCATACAACTCTAGTACCGAACCTGCTGGAATCACCGGGAATGGTTGAGTGGGATGCGCGGTATGAGCCTCTACGGACTGGATGGATCGAATGTCGCCATACAACGTCTGAACAATATACTTACCAACCGGGTAGTCGTTCAGAAGGTAATTGGCCCAGTCCAGAGACGGGATATCTGTAGGAGTAGATGCCGCCGAAAGAGTGATGTGACCAATCTTCTCGTACCCGTTGATGGTCCAGTGGGTGGGAGAGTGCGAGTAGACGAGAACAGACTCGTCAGCAGGCGACGGCTCGTGAACGATCACCGCATTCTGGCCAGAGGGCATGAGCCCCGGAGGCGAGAGCAATGAGAAGTCCGATACCTCGAAGAGGGTAGTGGCCGTAGAGGTAACCACGTTGATGAGGGCAGGGGCCTGCCCAAATCGAAGCAACGCGGTGATCTTCCAGATGTTGGGCATTCCGCCCCCTGCGGGTCCGAACTTGTCTTGCAGGGCACCGAGAGAAGCACGCGCAAACATACGCCCCGTATCAGTGAACAGGCCGATCTCCCCGAATTGGAACGGACCAATGTTGGCGGGTATTTCCAGGCGGATGCCAACAGTGTTTTGGTCGTAGTAGAAGTAGCTTGCGGGTATACCGGAGTAAACGACCGATCCCTTGAGGTCGTTGTCCAGAGCGGTAGCCGGTGTGTCGTAGTCCGTTCCTAGACGAAACTCAGAAATCGTGATGCGGAGACCGGAGATGGCAGTCGCGGTGATAGCCTGATTGGTCTCTTCAGTGATAACAAAGATTGGGTAAGCCATGTTCGTTCCTTAAAGGAGAGAAGGTTGAGTTCTGTGCTGATGCCAACGCCTCAGGTTTGAGAGTTCTTGGGTAGAAAGTCGTCTGCCTACTACCGTCGGCAATGTATACATCCTACCTAGAAAACGTTCGGATAGACCTGACTGAGGTCCTATGTAAAATACGCGAGAGCCGAATGTTCCTGCCCCTTGATCGTCCACAGACGATTCGTTTGGAAGAGAGTCAAAAGTTGCCTCCAGAAGATCATCCGGTATAGAAGCTTCTAGGGTAAACACATGAGGACTCTCATCCAATGGAGTTACATAATCTACAGCAGATAGGACTGATCCGCTAGACCACACCTCTGAGGTCTCTCCGTATTTAAATCCAAATCCGGGATCTAAGCCAGGCTGGCCGAAGTTGAAAATGCTTGCTACTGTATTACCTGACTGAAGCGGGAAGCCGTGAGAAAACGCAACACATGCGGTTACACCTTCTACGTCCAGGTCTACATCGTTTATAGACCTCATACTTGTATTAGAGGCAATAGAACTGTTATGGATGTAGTATCTACTACCATCAGTGGCCAGGGAAGCGCCCGAGGCCGGAAAATTCTGTTGAAAGTTGTTTCCGTTTGGAGACTGATCCCGCACTCCTCCAATTGAATTTCCGGCTCGAGTAGCCGGCATACGACCATCCGCATCCTGAAAGAGGTTCAAGCCTGTCAGCTGCATTTCATGTACTTGCACTCCGCTGAATAGACATGTGCCTCCTGTACAGTTTATGGAAATCACAGTAGAGCTACCAGAAGAAGCTACGAAGGGTAAATACGTCGTTTCGCTACCATCTATGGTGGCTATACTCGTACTCCCTATCATTACCTGGAAACTTCCCGAAGAGTGAATTGCTTCGAATTGAAGCATGTAGGTTGTGTCCTCCTCAGTATCTACGCTTGTGACCACCAATACTTCGGCGTCGCCTACTTCATCGTGAAACTCGATTGTTCCACTTCCAGTAATGGTAACTCGGTCCGGATAGTTTACCGACCATGTCCCACCTGATAGCAGATCTGACCCCGTTATGGCGGATTGATTCTTGAGGACGGACTCATGTACACATCCTAGATGAAAACCCCTTTCCCCAGAAGCAAACAGGGAGAGGGGATCGAATGCCTCCCCTCGCATGCCACTGGCCACAATGCTAGGAAACATATCAACTCCGTTCCAAAGATCCAAAGACGTCGATCTCTGTGGTTGATACCACAATAAGACTGACAGTTCCACCTGCCGTTATCTCGGGTAGGCAACCAGCTGGAACGTTCAGAGTGAACGTGTCTGACGTGATATCGCAATTCTGCGTGGAGTCAGCTCGCACGTTAAACACCGTACCTACATCCCAATCGTCCGCACCGAGAATGCCGATCGAGGTAGTTCCGTCTAGTCGGTTGTAGGTAAATACGCCGGCATTTACAGCCTGAAGCGTGTAGACAGGATCGTCGATCGTCACCACAGCAACCGGACCTGAGAACTTTCCGTCCACGTACTGCTTGTTGACGGCGTCCGTGTTGGCAGACGGATCGGCAAGATCGGCTACCTTGAACCCACCAATGGACAGGTCAGCTGCCATCGGCACGGTTCCGTTGGCTCGAACGAAACCAGCGGTCACGCCTGACACTGCACCATCCACGTATCCCTTTGTAGCGGCGTCGTCCGAAAGTACAGGCGTACCTAGGGAGTTGATGGAATTGCTGCCCATATCCAGAGGGCCGTTCATCCCTTGTGTTCCGTCCCGCGTAACCAGACTGGTACGACTTCCTGCTACAGTGGTGTCCACGTACTGCTTGTTAGCAGCATCGGTATTTGCGGTGGGACCCGCGAGACCCGTACCAGCAAAACCTCCAAAGCTGAACGATCCCATCATAGGAAGCGAGCCGTCTCGACGAAGGAAATCGTCGAAACTTCCATCCACATAGGACTTGGTGGCCGCGTCTTCTGGATCTACCGGATCTGTCAGATTTATGATCCGACGCAATCCCATATTCAGATGACCAGTCATGAACTGGGTCCCGTCCCTTGGGAGAAACATGGAGGTGTCGATGGCTCCCACTGCTGCATCTACATACGACTTGTTTGCACCATCGGTGGCGTTGGTAGGAGTACCAACAGACAGCAACTTGTTTCCGGCCAATACCAGATCCCCAGACATTGCCTGAGAACCGTTACGCAGCACCACCAGCGGGAGTACGTCGTCCACGTACTTCTTGGTAGCAGCGTCGGTGTTGGCTTGTGGTGCAGCAAGGTTGACAATCCTGTTGCTCGTTCCCAGATCCAAAGGCCCACTCATGGGGACAGAGCCATCCGCTTTCACCAGACCAATGATTCCATTCGGGATGGCTGTATCCACGTACAGCTTGGTGGCGGCGTCTGCAGGATCCGTTGGTGTGGCAACGTTTACTACCTTGTTAGCGGACATGTCCAGCGCTGCCGTCATGGAACGGGAGCCGTCTCGCCGTAGGCTCAGTACCTCCAGCCCGTCCACGTACTGCTTGTTGACCGCATCGGTCGTGTCGACTGGACTTCCGACGTCCTTGATGAGGTTGCCGTCCATGCGGAGATTACTACTCATCTCGTTGGAACCATCCAGCAGGAGAGTAGAGGCCGAGACAAGTGTGTTCAACCCAGCATAGCTGACTGCGTCTGATGGATCGATTTCGGCGGACGGAAGCCCAGTAACCCGATTTCCGTCCAGGTTGAAGTCGCCGGTCATGGGGCGACTGCCGTCCCGAAGCACAAACACCGTCAGGTCGGTAGCTACCGCGCTGTCTACATACGCCTTGTTGACCGCATCAGCTGCGTCAGTTGGAGTCGCAACGTTGACGATCTTGAATCCGTTGAGATCAACGTTTCCTTCCAGCGCAGTTGAACCGTCCTTGCGGAAGTAATCCCCCAGCGCGGTATCGATAGTTGTTGTGACGAATACTCGATTGGCCGCGTCCGTGTCATCCACAGGGAGGTCCAACCCAGTAACCCGATTTCCGCCCATGGCCAGATTTCCAGTCATGGAACGGCTGCCGTCCGCCAGCACCGTAGCCAGGAGCTCGGTGTCTACGTAGTTCTTCGTAGCAGCGTCTTGAGCAGAAGTGGGGTCTCCAACTCCGGTCAACTTGAAGCCTCCGATCGGGAGATCCGCTGTGGCTGCGTTGGAGCCGTTTCGCCGAATTACTTCGGTTGAAAGCGAGGTCACTTCCGCATCCACGTATCCTTTCGTGGCAGCGTCTGTGTTGACGGTAGGTGTGCCAACTCCGGTCAGCTTGAATCCACCGAGTTGGAGGTCCGCCTCCATTGGCTGAGATCCGTCAAGGAGGAGTACCTCCTCATAAATAGCAGATGAGAGGTTAGACGCAGTTGTATCTACATACTCTTTCGTAGCGACGTCAGTTGGAGCCGACGGTGCACCGAGATCTGTGATCTTGAATCCGTTCGCATCCACATCACCAAGAAGAGGACGTGAGCCGTCTTGCTTGAGAAGGTTCGACGTAGCCAGACTAACTACAGACGTTACTTGACCAAGATTGGTCGCATCCGTAGGTTGAACGGCATCTCCAACGGAAGTAATGCGGAAGTTACCTGCCGAGAGTGATCCAGTCATGGGAAGGGAGCCGTCTCGATGCAGGTATGAAGCCAGCCGGGTAGTAACGTCATTCAGCGTCACTGCGTCTGTGGGCTGTGTGGCTGGTCCTACATTACGGACCCGGAACCCACCAGCGTTCAGGGTGCTGGCCATTGGCTGAGAACCGTCTACGAGGAGTGACTTCGCTTCGAGCGCGTTTACCTCGGCGGTAAGCGTCTGCAGATTGACGGCGTCCGTTCCATTTACGGGATTTGCCAGCAGACGGATGCGATGGTTGTCCATGACCAGATGATCTGTCATGGCCTTGGTGCCATCCGTTCGCACATAGATGGACAAAGCGGCTGCGATCAGGCCATTTACCTGTTGCAGGTTGGTCGCGTCTGTCTGTGCGACGGCGTTCCCGAGGTTGATGACGCGACGTGTGGCAAGGTTGAGAAGCCCTTCCATGGCCACGGACCCGTCCTTCTTGAGGAATACGCTGAGATCCGCGCCGTTATTGGCGACGGCGTTATCAACGTATCCCTTGGTGGCGGCATCCCCAGATAGGGTCGGGTCACTCAGGTTAACTACACGATGACCACCTGCGTTCAGGTTGGCCAGCATGGAGGACGATCCATCCCTGCGTACCAACGGATCGAAGAAAGTGTCCAGATCCAGCAGCTGATTCAGATCTTGAGCCGTAAGCGCCGGATCCAGATCTTCCAACATCTGGTAGACTGCAGGACTTCCAACCGCCGTGTATCGAGCCAGGTGAACGAGGTCACCTGGCTGAGGAGTCCATTGCAGCGGAGAAGAGAGGGTCACCACCCGAGTAGCAGGATCCCACGCAGCCGCAGTGCGGATAAGACCTGCAGCAGGTCCGGAGATCATCCCGACCAGCAACGCACCCTGCTCGGTGGGCATGTCAATGTCACTTGCCAGTCGCAGGTTGTTGGCTGTAGCAGAGATAACTGAGGCAGTGTAAACTGCCATCTCGTATCCGGACACATTCCACAATCCGCCGGCTGCGAAGGCAAGTGAGGCCTTGGCAGGAGAAGTCGGGTTCGGAATTATGTAGATGTTTGGCTGTGCCTGGTGAGCCGGAGGAAGACGATCCAGGGAGTTGAACACCTGAACGTTCATCGCATTGGAGCTGTTGGCCAGCTCCGCCACAACGTACTCCGAACCGGGAAACAGATACGCGTCGATGGTGGTCTTGTTACCCTCTTGTGTGCCGGTCAGTTTGCGCTTTGGCACTGGTGCCGAAGTAGTTCCCAAGGCAAAAAGGTTTCCGTTCAAGAACAGACCAATCTCGCCCCAGTTGAAGTCGCCGATGGACGAATCCATGAATACCAGGTACTTGATTTCCCCGGTAGACGTCAACTCGGGTTTTCCGGGCTGACCGACGAAGAGGGTGTTTCCCCGGAGGTCTGTGTCAACAGTTGGGTTGGGAATGTAGTTGACTCCATCCCCAATGCGGAACTCCGTGAGTTCCGGCAGTGTACCGGGGTTGGAATCGAACCAGTCGCTTCCGTATTCAGTCAGGAGGAAGTTCATACCTTGCCACCTCGCTTGTATGAGAGGACGTTGTCAGACCCAATGGCTATTCCATAGGCAGGGTCTCGCACGACGGAGAGTTCGTATGGACTCACGCCGTATACTTGCTTGTAAACGAGCCGGCCATTGAGCTCGTAGAAAGTAACAGGTTGATCTGGATCGATGTGCGAGCACTTGCCTACCTCCGCACCGCAGTAGGAACAAGTGCAACCATTTACCATGGCCCCCATGGAAACGGTGTTGATCTTTCCGGATTCGTACTCCGCCGCCAATGACACGTTCTTCGTACGATCGATGGCGGTCAGTGCTACCACCAACCAGTAGGAGTCGTTGCCAAATCCACGCAGCTTGCGCATTACCACATCAGCTACTACTCCTATCGCGGTGCGGATGTCATCGGAACGATGTTCCTCAAACATCGGGCAGAATCTCCAGCCCTCAAAGGCTCTGCAATGAAGATCCAGGTTCCAACGGGCAAGCTCCTTAGCTGGAAACCCCACACCGTTACGGTTAGGGAGATCCGATACGATGATGGGAGTTGGGCGGAAGAAATAGTCTTCGATACGATCGGAGATACACATTTCCTTCGAGAACCAAGGGAGATTGTTCTCAAAGGGAAGTGGGATGGCAGGAGACTCCGACTGCTGGAGTATGTCCACTGCGTCAGCAGTTACCAGAAGGGATGGGCTGACAGGTTCAATGATCTGGATGTTCATTTCTCTTCTTCTTTCTTGAAGGAACGGGTTACCCAAACGTCGAGGGGTTTGAAGAACTCGTAACCACGCATATCGAGTTGGACGTGATTGGGCCCCACCTTTGCCATGCTTCCATGAATGGAAGAGATGGTCATCACTTCCTCGGTTTCTGGGAAAACAACCTTCTCACCGGAGACAGGTGCCCGAGAGGACCAGAGGTAAAGCTGGGGCGTCATCTGCACAGGACCCATCGTTGGTATACGTCGGAACTCTGGGTTGTCTCGGTTGGGAGCGACCCAGCTGTCGTCTCGGTTGGTAGGCATGGGTGGAGGCGTGCCCGGACGGAGACGCAGACGTTTCGCCTCCGGGCTGACCACACGCTCCTCAAAGGTGGTGCGCACACCGCTTGGAGCTTGAGGCTTCTTGTTGATCCAATAGGTCTTCCACGTAGGAACTCCCGTGAAGTCGCCATACTGGATATCTATGGGCATTTGCTTGGCAAGCTGTGCCCATATGTCTCCGGAAGAGGCAGGACATACCACAAGACGTTCACCCGGAGGCAGAGAGGCCACCATGGACAGAAGGTCTCGTGTAACAGAAGTAAGGATCCGTTCATCCATAGACTCAAGGATCACACCAAAACGCACTAGCTTGGAAGGCGCACTCGGAGCTTGAGAGATCGGAAGGAGGCTTATGCGCTTGGGCGGGGTGAGCTGTCGCTTCTCCACCATACGCACTTCAGGGGCTGGATCTACGACCTGGATCTCTTCATCTGGAAAGAAGTCCGGATTTGCCACTTCAACGGGAGCAGGTTCGACGTCAGTGTCGACGTCCGAAGGAAATGTTTGGTCGTCGGTGTCGTCGGGCTCCACCAGCGCCACTACGAGTCGGGCTACTTGCTTGCTTTTCATAGCTTGATCCTTGCGTTGCCGAGACGGTTACGTACGGAAGCACGGTGATTGGGGTCTTGCAGTGCCCGCATCGCTTTGATGATGTTGTCGTTGACCCGCTTCGAGTGAGCACCCTCGCGCACAATGGAGTGCTTCACGTTTCCGCTCTTGGAAATGGAAGCCAGTTGAGGGTCCATACTACGAGACAACAACGGGACACGGCGACGTTGAACAGCATTGGACATCGGACGAGTACCTGACCGCAGAAGCTTTGCCATCTGATCGCCAGGACCCTCTTCAAAGGCTACTTCTGCCATAGCGGAATCCTCGTGAACTCCAATGGATTCCGCCTTCTGACCTGTGACCTCCTGTAGCTTCTCCTTGATTTCCTGGTCCTCTTGTAGGTCTTGCAGCAGGGAAGTGATGTCAACCGAAGCAGCGGCAGCCCACATCTTGAGAGGGATGGTGAATCCCTTCTCGGACAGCTTGTCCAGCATATCCCATTGGGACTCAGTGTCCTTTCCGTTGAGTGACTTGAACCAGTTGACCTGCGGGATACGCAAGTTCTTGTGGTTATTCAAGTTGGATATGATGGCTGCGACCGAATCCATTGGTTCGCGCTTATCAGGATCCTTGTAGAACCCCTTCAACACAGCAATCAACGGGAAGATCTTCTTAGTGAATATGCGATACGTCATCATCTGACGGAACGCATCCATGGAATCCAGGAAGACCGTGATGGCGGTTTCGGCTGTTGCGTACGAGGCGTCTCCGGATAGGAAAGCTTCCGAAATCCCGAGCGCGCGTAGCTTGTACGGAACCATGACATCTATCATATCCGTCCACTTCCACATCTCACCGGCAGCTCGGATCTCGTTCACTTGAACACCCTCTCGGGTGATGAGCCAGGCACCAAGTGGATCGAGCTCAGATCGCTGGAATTCCTGGAGGATGCCCTGCATTTCTGCGTCGGTGGCAATCCAGTTCTCAGTTCCCGCTGTGATATGCGAAGTAGAGCGCTGGCGCTTGTGAGCTTCCGTGAGAGTACCTCGGTACAGAACCTTCTCAAGCATATACATCGGCATGATACGCTTGAGGTAGGAAACGTATTCACGGTCGGTCGGACCCTTGCGCCCTACGAAGAGTGTAGTCAACGGATCCAGCACCACTGTTCCGTTGCGGTACATATCGACCACACCTCGCGGGTAAGCGCTCAGGATGGAATCCAGATACGGTGAGCCGGCATTCAGGAGCTGGTCCAGAACGTGCGAGCTGTTTACCTTGATGACGGGGTCCAGCGAATGGAAGGGTTGAGGAGTTACCGCCGTGTTCAAGGCATCGTGCTGCAGCACGTCCTGGAACACCTCACGCTCGGCGTCGTACACGAGGGTGCCAGTGAACATGCCGTCCACCAGGTATCCCATGGAGATCTCGGACATCAGCGTCCGGAAGTTGAGACGAGAGAGTGTCTCGTTGTACACCTGCAAGTCTTCGCTATCGAGACCTGTCAGGGCAAGGTCGGAGAAGGGGAATGTGCAAGAGATGTCTACTGCAGCACCCGCAACGGAGTCGTGATAGTAGATATCTCGGTAGTACGGTATGAGCCCGATCTCGTTGAACTCAGGGATGATACCCTGGAACATCGTGGTAAAGGTAGGCCCACCGAATGTCTGAGTGGAGATAGGATTTCCCACGGCGGGGCGGATCCAAGTAGCTTCCATCTTTTGAGCAGCCGCTGCCGGCTTTACCCCCGGAGCGATTGAGTTCTTTTGTACAACGGAACCAGCGTTGATAGAGAGGCGCGTTTTGAACATGACTAGTCAAGTGTGTGAGTGGTAATCAGCAGGAGTGGTCCTGAAACGTGTGGACGTGTATCATCGAGGATAGTGCGCACGATGACTCTGATTAACGACTCAGCCGCGTCTTGACGCAGCCTGTAGACATCCTTGTGATGGACGCCTGACGTCTGAGTGAAAGCCAGCTCTTTCAGAAAATCTGGCCACCCTTTGGGTACATCTCCTCTTAGCACCAGGCCGCAACCTGCCACAGGTGAGTCGTGAAGAAATTTGTATTTGACACCCGCTGTCTTCAGGAACCGTCGGACCTCGTACACGGTACGGTCACGTTCCTGAAGACATATGTCGAAGGCGGGGTGTCTTTCGTCAGGTTCAGGTGTTTCGCAGAGGTACGACATGTCGGTCATTCTCGCAAAGCCACACCTCACCCATTTCTACTTTGGACTTGCGCATTTGGGTGCTGCAGTATGGACAGACTCCCTCAGTGGTGGATTCCAACCGCGCAGTGACGGACTTTTTCGGCGCATTCGCGGTAGCCTGCTGCGACGAATCACGCGTCGGAAGGTACGCAGGTTGAGAGAACCTGTTGAACAGATCCTTTGCGGACGGAGTAAGACGAATACTCATGTTGGCTCCTAAGTAACGCATAAAAATGCGTTCAATACCATCTGCGACGTGAGGCTGAGAATACCGCGCCCATAGTAACTCCTTCTCTGGCCGAGTCTATGTGACGATACTTGGACAGATGCTCCTGAGATTTCTTGTCAAAGGCAGCAGCGTGTGCAACCGCACAAGCGCGGAAGATGTCGTCTGTAAAACCATCTCCCTTGGTGAGAACACCTTTATGCAGTTTCACTGTCATCATCTGCAGGAACAAGTGGGCGATTGGCGTGCCAACCATTTCCTTGCGGTAGTTCTTGGTCTCCTTTATATCAGCAATGGCTTTTTCCAGTTCCGGAAATTCCAACTCGGCATTCTCAATCGCCGATATGAACGCTGAAAAGTCCCTCGCGTTCAAGCTCACCTGAATGCATCTCAGGTCAGGGAAGTCATTCTTGGCTTGCTGAAGGGTAGTAATCGAGTTCCAACGATCGGCTGCCAGTACCTTGATGTTCAAGTCCTCTATGAGTGGCTTGATTACAGACTTGTACATGCCCGGGAAGTCGATGTGAGTCTTCTTCCTTGGTATCAATTCCATGGCCGCGTGATACCGCAAGATAGTGTCATCCAGATGCCCGGCTGAAAGAGCGAAGGAGTTCCCGGAGAGACCGGCGTCCAGGGCCAGCACGCCGGGTGGAATGGATTCTGGAACCTTCAACTTTCGAAGAATGCCAAGTGTTCTATGAATCACGTCTCCATCCTGCTCTTCATCGAATTCGGCACCAAGACTTGAGGACAGGGCGTGCGTAGATTGACGATCAGCGAACAGCTTGGTAAGAGTCGACTCCGCGAACAACGAGCTGTTCAATGCTGGTGGGTTTGCCCCAAAGTCCCGCTCAGCCTTGACAGGATTCTTACGGTAAGCAGCCACAATCACAGGGTGATTGCGCTGATACAGGGGAGAAATCCCCCAAGTAGGCAGCTGAACCCCAAGAGACAAGGCTTCCGGATCATAGGACTCCCGGATGAGACGCATGATCTTGTCGCGCTGGGACTGTGGAGAGGAGAGATTGAGAAGGTATCCTGTTGGTATGTGGGAGATACCCCGCTTGTAGAGCTCGTACACTTCCGTGCGAACTGTCATCAAGGAGTTGTCCAGAGAAGCAAACACCTCGTCAGCGTTTGCGTGCTCGCGACCGTCATCTTCCTCATCAGGCGAATCGTCATCGTCGTCAGAGGATTTCGTGAGCGGGAACCACCCAAGTTCGTCGATAGCAGCCAGAACTCGGGTGTCACCCCGCAAGGTTCGCTTGACGGGACCCATCGGGTAAAGGTCGATGTTCTTGTTGAAGAACCGCATGAACAAGACATTGTTCTTGTAGTATTCAACTCCATGCTGCTTGCCGTAGTCGTCCAACATCACAAAGTAGTTCTTGAACCAGTCGTTCGCTTTGACGATCTCAACGAAGGGGTTCCAAAGCAAACGGATGGCACGACCTGCAGTCAGACCAACGAAGGTGAAGGTGAGAGGCGTGAAGTCCTGAATACCTCGGCATATGGTGGACATCCGGGGAGCCTTGAGCATTCGGTGAAGAACGTTTGCCCCCAGAGTTGAGTTGAAGGCAGATTTACCTCCCCGTTGACCAACGCACATGGCTAGCTGGTTGATGTCTCTCAGTTCCCCGTTGAGAACCATGTTCGCCTTGGTGGAACCGCAGTTTGGACACACACCGGACTTGAGCAGCCGCATACGCTTGGCAAGATCGGCCGGATCCATGTCGACTGGAATGTCCTCAATAGACTCGTACCATTTCGGCTTGGCGCAGTGAGGGCAGTACTCACCAAACAATTGGGCTGCGATCCAGAGTTGGCGCGCGAATGGCGGTTTCAGAGACTTTCCTGAAATACGAGTGGAGAAATCCCAGTAATTGTCAGCGCGGGGTAAGTCTCGATCGTCCAGCTTGAGGTCTCGTACGGTATTCGTCTCCGGATCGTACGCATCTTTCATCGCCTGGTAAATGAAGTTACCGCCCGGATCGTCCACCTCGAAGTCCGGTGCCTCTGCCTTGTCGATTGACTTGAGGAGTCGCTTTGCTTTGCGGTTGCCTTCCTGTGCTAGGTCGCCTACTTTGCCGGAGCTTCCGGTGGATTTCCTCGTCTTCTGCGCTCTCAGTTCGGCCTCTTCCAGCTCGTCGTGTTCTTGCTGGCCCGGAAACAGATTGATCAGACTGAACTCCGAGGCGTTTCCCACTTCTTTCATCCGCCGAAAGTTCTGGCAGCTGTAGCGTGGCCCCTTTTGTGGTTCTGTGCAGGTCAGCCAGCGACTGCACTTCATGCAAGACGGTTTGGAGACGGTCATTGGAGAATCCTTCATTACCTAAGACACGGAGAAGGTAGAGACGCATCTCCGCATCGGTCATGTTGAAACAATCGGCCACCATCAGGGTAAGCCTACTCTTTACCGCTTCGAGCATGTAAGTCTCAAGAAGCGGTTGCATGGCCTTGACACTGGAGTTCTCCCCGAGCGCGGCCACCATTACCTCATCAGAATCGGCTAGACCGTTCACCACGCTCAATGCCTGCGGGTACACGCTTTCAAGCAGTGTATCACGGAACCTCTCGAGATTGGAAAGGAGGGACGGGAGTTCTTGTTTGTATTTCTTGGCCCGTGCCAGAATATGGGTGTTCGTGGGAACGAGCTTGGACTGCTTGTCCTTCTCCATGCTGTCTCGGATGGACCCGATGTCCACTCCAGTGAGGGTGGACCGTGGGCCGTCTTTCAGAAGCCGGGTGACGTTTTGTATTTTCATGTTACACCTCAGTCAATTTCTGGGAGCATGTCATCGTCCGACGCTTCTTCCTGGTTGCGAGGATTCTCTTGCTCGTCTTGGGAGGTGGATTTACCACGACGACTGGACTTGCGGGTAGACTTACGAGCCTGCATCTCCTCGTCCAGCTTGGACAGCTCATCGGGGGAGAGGTCACTGACCGAGGTTTGGTGGTAGTTGATCTTCAAGGTGAAGGGAAAACGGATCTGATTCCGAGATTTCAACGTGTCGATATGAAGCCAGCCGCGTTCCCGGGTTTCTTCCGTTGCCACGAAGGTCCAAGCTACGGAGGCGTGCTCCTTGATGGCTTGCGAGTAGCGGATCTTGCCCTCCTCGCTCACCTGGGCAAGGAGGACCACCACCTTGTTATGGTTCTCGGCGTAAATCTTTCCTGTACGCGCGACTTCTCCAAGCTTCTGCCAAGCGTCATCCCCGCCGACGCCAGCCAACAAGGAGATGTAGTCAATGTAGATGACGTCGTTGTCCTGAGAATGCAGAGCCGAAAGCAAGGCCTCCATAGTCATGTCGGTACGCGGCTTGAAAATGCCGTACCGACCGCCTGCCTTGGAGACGCGCCGATGGAAACGTCGCATCCTCTTCATCACCGTTTCTTTGTCGGCGGAGGACAGACGCTTGAGGATGATGTCGATTGAATCAGCTTTGGTAACAGACGCGGTGGTACGCGAGATCATCTCCGTTGCGGACATTTCCAGCGGAGCGAGGTCGATACCGTAACCGATCTGAGCCTGGTTTACAGCAAGCTGATTGGCCAAAATCGACTTCCCCGCACCGGAAGCCCCTCCCAATACGACAAGGGATCCACGGAAGAAGCCGCCGTTTCGATCATCCCAGGTAGAGAATCCAGTTGGGATGACCGCGTCCGTGTCCTCATCATAGAGTTGCTGACGGACCAGCTCTAGGGCTGAACCGTCACCCCCAAAGTTGACGTAATCCGCCTCGTTCATGCGGGCGGACCTTATGTTTGTCAGAGAGTCAGCCACTTCCTGAATCAGCTCGTCCGGGTCCACCTTTGATCCGTGCATCTTCTCCATCACTTCTTGGGCTGTGATGTATATCAGACGAACCTTGCGAAGCCGGGAAAGGGATTGAACGATACCGTTTGCTGCAGAAACATCCTTGGCAGGGGAGTCCGCTTCAACTAGTAGTTCGCGTGCGGTTTCGGATAAGCGGGGGTCCTCTACCAAACGATTGAATCTTGGGACAGCGCCAGTCTTCTTGAACTCGGAGTGGACAAGATTCAAGGCCTCTATGCAGGAATCGTCGTAGAAAAACGATTCGTCAAGATTTGCCAGGATCGTCCCACTTACCTCCGCCTTTGGCGAACAAAGAGATCGGATGGCTGCGAGTTCGAGACGCGTGTTGAATAGTTTGACGGCCATTTGTTATAGTACCTCGACTTCCCGCATCACCGCGTTGTTGGTATGGAAGAACACTCTGTCCACCTTGTAGTACAAGCTCGTGTTGAAAAAGGTGATGGGATCTTCTCCAGTGATCGATACGATGCGTGGAATGTTATCCCACTCATCGAGAAGGGAAGAAACCCTCTCGAGCGTGGACTTGGAGGAAACTGGGTTGAGTCCGGTGATGACCAGCAACTTGGTTGTGTCTGGAATATTCTTCCGCTGGAAAAGATCGTATGGCCTCATCCACTCAATCCGATTGGATTGGTGAGTGAGGCGCAAGAATTCCTGCACGAGGTAGGCGGAAAAGAACAGGGAAAGGGAATGGTCCGATTGGGAGGAAACCCCGTACACGATAGGTTGCAGCGGATTCTGCAGGAAACCCTGCAGCGACACGTCCTGCACCTCACGGTCATACCGCTTTTCCCTCATGCGAGAATTTGCACCTCCGACTATGAAGGTACGAGGGTCGTACTTGACATCGTTGTGTCTGTAAACGCTCTCCTGGATGCGCAACCCGCGCTGCGCCAGGAGGTCAGGTTTGAGTGATAGTCGTTTGGGTAAAGTGATCATACGTCCTTCCAGAATGGGACGGAGTCCTGTCCATTTCCAGCAAACCATTCGGAGAGCTGCTTGTTCTCCTCCGGTGTTATGATTGGATTGAAGTGCTTCACCAAGGCATTGTAGTACTCGTTCCGTCTACATCTGCGCATGAAATCGCAGTTGTCCAGCGTGAAGCAGATGACGGGATCTGGCTTGCCCTCCATTGGGGTAAGTACCCGGGCGAACCGTTGCTGTGCCTTGGGAAGATTGGAGGTTACTCCGGTCTCCAGTAGATAGGATGCGCGGGGAATGTTCAAGCCGACCGATAGCATGGAGATGTTTCCAACTACGATACGGGACTTGAATCGTCGAAGACGGCTCATGAACTTGACCCGCATATCCTTTGGAACCCCTCCGTAGAACGGAACAGCAAAGGCTGGCGTCTCGGTCTCTTCGTTGATTATTCTCACCCACTCCAAGATAGAGCGCACGCGCGTGAGTGGTATCATCACGAGATGCCCACGCTTCGCCATCTTGATGGCGTGATTGATGATGACAGTTCGACGAGGCTTACTGGATTCCAGCTTGTTCTGGAGAGCAGGCAACGCACCTTTACCAGCACGGTTGTCTATCTTGTACTCGCCCGGGGTATGCAGCAATCGCACGCGAGGTCGCACCTTCTCGATCTTGGACTCGTATATGACAGGACCAACCAGGTGGAAGGCAACATCCATCTCCTTTTCGATCTTGCGGGCGGGAGTTCCTGACAAGCCAATCACCCATTTGGCCGAGAACTGGGAGAGACAACGAGACGAGGCAAGGGCGGGAGTGCCGTGGACTTCGTCGATGAGCACCACAGCGAATTTGTCTCGGATGGCGGCGAGCGTGGACTTTCCCTTCTCGCTGAAGAACTGAGAGAAGGTGCAGAGACAGACGTCAAACTTGTCGAAGTCTTCTAGCTTGCGTGCGAATCCAATCTGCGAGGGTTTGGCGTCAGTGAATCCTTGCTGCGTTCCTGAGCCAAGAAAGGTCTCGCGGAACTGAACCAACCATTCCCGCTGATGTGCCATGATGATGGCTTTCTGGCCAATCTCGCAAATCATCGCCGTCCCGATTAGCGTTTTGCCGCTACGTGGGGGACTCTTGATGATGCCGCGCTTACGGCTGATGGCAGCATCTTTTGCTTCTATCTGGTAGTCCCGCAGCTTTGTGGTGGAGAGAAGCTGGATAGGACGACGCATCGGGTGCTTCTTGTAGCTGTTCTTGATGCGGATCTCATCGTGAGGCAGGACCTGGGCGAGCTTCTCCAGGTAGTCCCGCCGTCCACGGGGTATGGAGAGGAACTCCTTACCCTTGTACACCACCTTCTTGCAGGTTTGACGTGCACCTACGAAGGCCTCGCAGTTGTCACAGTTCTCCGAGTGACGGTCTTCCAGGTAGGGGCACTTCTTGCACTGATTCTCCTGGTATATGCGTATCAGGTGATTGGCCTGCGCTCTTTCCACTCGTTCCTTGTCCAACTCATTCAGAGGAATCAGGTAGCCTGCCTCGTTGATGATTTCGAGTGTTTTCATGGGTTATAGACGAAAAAGCCCTCGCTAGGAGGGTTAGGAAGAAACTCTCCAAATCCTCCAGTATTTAGAGGGTTTGAGGAGGTCCCGGGCTTAGGGACGTGAGCTCCCCTAAACCCCCGTTTTACCGGAGGTATAGGAGAGTTTTCGGATGAGTTTTTGGACTTAGAGCTCAGCTTCTTTTCTGTCCAGCAACATCTGCAGCAGCTCCTTGCTGCGATTGAGACTGAACGCGGTCTGATCAATGTCCTTCACAATGAGGTCGATCTGCTCAGTCAGCGAGGACAGGCTGGAAAGATACTCGATGGGGCGGGAGAGGAGTCGGTCGAGTATGGCCGTTCGCGCAGTTGCGTTCGATCCCCCAAGTGCCTTCACCTCATCAGCGTACTGCGAGGCAAGATACTTGCGAATCTGCTTGATGGCCGTGGAAAGGAGCTCTTCCGTCCGGTAGGCGAGGAGCTTGATCTCGGTAAGGCGGGAGCGGGCAGTCAGGTCCCCGATTGTTGCTTCCTGCAACACATGGACCGCGACCTTGGCTGCGTTCAGGTTGCGAGCAGGACGGGTACCGTGGAGAGACTTGATCTCGTACTCTGTAGATCCAATGTTCAGAGCTTCCTGCGCAGTCTTGAACACAGCGCGGAAGCGTTTCCACTCCGAGTCTTCGGCCAACTCCTCGCGGAGAGATTTGATTGAAATCGCCATATCACATCATGGTGAGAAAGTCGTGCAGCTGATCGGACAGATGGCACGTTGTTATGAGAGTGGCTTTGTTGAGAGCGCTGAAGGCGTACACTCCTGCCGGATATCGGAAAGAAGTGAACAGCTCGCCCTCGATCAAACGCTTACGACGCTGGGTAACCCAAGAGGGGTACGAGAGGAGGAGTCCAGTCCCGAGATTGTCAGCATGAAGAGTGGACACGAACGCCAGACATTCTACATTCCTTGCCTTGAGAACGTGGAACGGTTGGATGGCGGAGGACTCCGAGAGGATCTCAAACCTGAGCTCTATCTTGGCGCGCAACGGAACGAGTGGCAGAATGAACGCACCCTCTGCCGAGTGAAAGGCATTGGAGGGGAGGTTCACCTGAGGAGTGTAGGGCCGGTCAGTTGGTTCAAGCTGCTGCATGGGTGGTGGTTATCAGACCGAATGCGCCGGATTGAACCAGAAGGACTCCGTTGTCGTAATGGAGCTTGAGCTGGTCCCCCACCTTGGAAACGATGTTCTTCAAGAGGCGCAACTCCAGGGCAAACGGTTCGCTGAGGGTGGACTCCACCTTGCGAATACGAAACTCTACCGCCGAGGCTGAGGTGTCGATCTTGAGATTCAGGTTGGTACCTTCCACAGAGAAGTGAACGGCGGAGTCATCGGTGACCACACCCTTGCATGAAGCAACGAACTCCTCCATAGCGGCCTTGGTAACAGCGATGTATCCAGCGGATTCATGAGAGGAAGAGATGGCCAACGAACGTTCATAAACGACGTCTCCGGGAGGTTCTTTGCCCGAGAGAGGCGCGACCAGCTGGAGTAACGAAAACGAACCGGACTTGGCGAGCATGCGATCTTCACCGAACGAGAGTGCCGAGTCAGATGGGACCACCTTCAGAAAGGAGACGAAGGCTGGATGTGGAACGTTGAATGACCCACTCACACCAAACTCGTTGGACATCGAACAGAAGGCCACCTGTTGGGAGGAGTAGCAAGCCAGGAACACTGACTTCTTTGACATCTTGCAAAAGAGTCTGAAGTCGGCTTGCGCCTCGTGGATCTTCTCCATTCCCAGCAACGGGAGCACCTCTTTCAACATGTCCTTGAACGAAGAGGACATGGGAATCTCACAGAGGGGCTCTGGTATAGAGGGTGGCTTCGACAGGGACTCAGTGGCGGTCTCTGTGGCCAGCTCCAGACGAGCGCGAGCAGTCTGAACGACGAATGAGTTTTCCTTCGCTTCGAGCTTTGCCGGCGACTTGATGGTCTCGGTGGTAGATGCCGATAGGAGACCTTCGAGGGGGAGGATGAACGGTTCGATCTCGTCCAAGTTGCCTTCCACGTCGTATGGAAAACGAGAATAGAACTGCGAGGTCTGAGTAATGCAGCTCACGGAAGTGTGCTTGCGACCCTCGCCAGGAAAGCTGAAGCGCAGCATGGCGCCGGACCCAATTAAGGATGCGATGTCTTTGAGGAAAGACTTGAGTGGTTGCTTCTTATCCATATGGATTCCTTATAGGATGACCCATAGCGTTCACAGTATTGCCCGAAGCGAACGCAGAAACAAAAAGGCCCTCCGGCCTCGTGAGAAGCGGGAGGGCAAAAGGTGAGCGATATCACCTTGGAGACAACTGGCAAATGTGTCAGTTCACACTGAGGGGTTACATCGCAGCCATCTCGTCGATTTCCTTCAGCACCAGCTTCAGGTAATCGGGGGCGTAGCTGTAGAGTTTCTTGTAGTAGGCGGCTGAGCCTTCTTTGTCATACGCCGAAGCGGAAATCTTGTTGCGGTTGGCACCGGAAGCATACAGAGCAGCGATCTCCTTGTTGTCCAGCGTGTGGACGGAAACCACTTCGTTGCTGCGCACCGCGATCGGACCGGCGTAACCCGAGCACACCAGTTTGAACTTGTCGCCTTCCACACCAACGCAGAAGCCGTAGTCCATGGAAGGTGTAGCCGTACCCATCGAGTTCACAAAGGCAACGAACTCCGTTGGTTGAGCCGTCGCCGAGGCGATGGTAGCCATACGGGGAGCACCCGTGACACCGCCAGCGCGACTGGCTTCCAGGAGCTCGCCCAGGTCGTCTTCACCGTGACGGACCATGTATTGGCCGGCAGCTCCGGACTTGAGTTCCCAGGTGGCCTGGTCGGCGTCCGACAGGTACATGTTGGAGGCGACCATGCGGAAACCGGCTTCGACCGGATTCTTCCCATCCAGCATGACGCAGGGATTCACGCGAGCCACGAAGCCGTGGCAGGAGGTCTTGTCGTAGTCCAGCCAGCGGAACGAACCACTGATGACAGCGACGGCGTTGCCCAGGCGCTCTTGCACGGCAGCCCGCAGAACATCAGAGTTGGTGCGCTCGGTGGTGGACACGACCACTTGCGCTACACGCGAGTTCACCATCTTGTACTCGCTCAGCACGACCGGACGGAGACCCTTGAGCATTTTGTTCAGATTCAGAGACATGGTATTTCCTTGAAGAAGATTGAAGGGAGGTTAGTCGTCGAGATCTACTTCGTGTAGATCGACGGATTCAGAATTGATGGATTCACCCACGAGCTCGTACAGCTTGGCTTCGAGCGTTTCGTGGTCCATGCCGAGAGCGTTGGCAAGAGCGTGGAACTGTTCGTCCGACGGATTCTTGTTGATCTTGAAGAACGCCCGGAACAGATCCGACAGGCATTCTACAGAATCATCCTCGTCCGAGTCAGCTTCCACTTCCTCGGTTGGATTCACGAGATCCGGAGCGGGTAGCGTTGGAGCACCCGACTCATCGTCTAGCTCCAGGGCTTCCGGCAGGTCCGGATCCACCACGAGTTGGGAGAAGTCCATGAGTTCGTCTTCAGGGCTGTCCTGATCGGATAGCGCATCCAGCTCCTCTTCGGTGAGAGAATCCCACTCAGCCTGAACCAATTCCTGGTCGTCGTCGAGCGAGGCCTTTACCGCTTGCGGCGGTGTAACGGGTGGCGCTTGGGGTGCCTCCCGGATCTTCTTCAGCTTGGCGGCCAGTCCGCCAGTGGCAGTGATGGGCATATACGCCTCCTAGGTTGATGGAAAGAAACATGCCTCAGTGGGCGAATGGAATAGTTTAGATCTTGGTCACCAGAAAGGCCAGGACGTCCGGGCAATAAGCAACATGAAGGCTTTCATTGTTGTAGGAGTTGAGGATGAACCCCACTCCGTAGTCGTTCGGCTTTCCAATCACTTCGTGATCTTTGAAACCTTGTTCCGCCATGAACTTCTTAGCCTCCTCCAAGGATGGGATGCGGTGATAGTCCGCGATCAGATGGAAGGTACCTGCGGACGAAGCGATGCGTTTGGCCTGGAACTTCTTCTGGAGAGCGGCCACCACGGCGGGAACATCGGAGGCGTTGACGCGTTGTTCGGCAGCGGCGAGGAGTTGTTTGTTCATTTGATAAGCCTCCAGGTTGGTGGGAAGAAACACGCCTCAGTGGGCGAGGTGGTTATGGATTGGTGAGGATGTCCACTTCAAACTCGCCAGAGTTCTGGTTGAACGCCAGCGAAGCAGACGTACCGGGGTTGCGTGTTTTGATGAGGTTCAGCGCCTTTGCGAGGTCCATCAGACGGTCGTCCGACAGAGAGTCGTTGCCCGGAGAATTGGTGGATACATCCGAGGCCACCGACAGACGCAACACGCGGTCAGAGGATTCGATAACAGTCACCGGGACTGACATGCGCTGAAATTCCGATAGGAACGGGTGCTTGCTGGAACGAACTGAGATGCGCTGCTTGGCGGCTTGGAGTTTGGTGTTGAAGTTCATGTGGGTTTCCTATGAGATGGATGGACTCAAATTGGGGCGTTCAGCTTCTGCTGACTAGACGAGTGAACATGTGAGAGTGCCTCTTGGCGTGGCAGGTCTGACAAAGGGAGATCAGGTTGGAAAGAGCGTTGCGGCCTCCACGGGACAGAGGGACGATGTGGTGACGATCGATCCCTGGTCCGGTGTAACCGCACTGAGTGCAGCGGTTGCCGTCTCTCTTGGCGACCTGCTTGACCAAGTCAAACCAAGAACCTTCAGCCGCAGACGAGCGATAGGAATCGCGTTGGATGGTGGAAACGCCGTTCTTGCGACGGACGAAAGGTCGTGGTCTCACTTGGTAATCTCGGTGTGTTTCCGTGTGGAGGGTTGCCGGTCAAGTTCGCGTGTGGAGCCAATTTTGTGTTTCAGTCCCCCTTCCACTTTCGGAACTCCTCCACCTGCTTCTTGCTTAGACCATACGCTCTTGGGTTACGCAGTATGTAGGACACGAAAGATCGTTCCAACTTTACCTCAGGATCGTATAGTAGTGAGAGGATTGCCTCAGGGGAAACAAGATCCTCGTAACCACTTATGAAGTTAGAGCGGTGAGGGCCCTTGCGTCCGTTGTCAAGAGATTGTATGTCTAAGGCACCTTTTCTCAGCAGATCCCGCACAACATCTTTGGAAGGATGAGTATTCCCGACAAACTCTGTCCAGAAGGACTCGTAATCACTTGTCCTGGGAACATGTTCGAGCATGTATTCAGCCGGGAGGATTCCCCTTAATGTAATCATTATTAGGTCAGGCTCATCTGGGTCAAACTTATGAAGCAGACGCTTCGCCAGATCAGCCGATATGTTCGGCATATACTCTCTGCCAGAGAGCTCCTCGTCTACTAGGGTGCCTTCCCTCTTGAAGAACTTTTCAGCCAGAGGATCCGCTATGTCGGATGGAAGATGTGGGTTGAACAAGAAGTCCACGTTGGACACCTTCTGTGGATACTTTTCCCAGAGCTCCCGGAGAGTTTCCACGTCCTTGATACAATCTAACCCTACCTTAAGAGCTTGCTTTAAGTCTAACTTGCCATGCGGTATGGAATCATGTTCCTGATCCAAATACATATCGTACGGAGCATGGTAAATTCCAGGAGGAGACGACGAATTCGCCCAGTCGATGAATTTGTCGACAGTCTTGCGGAAACCAATCGGAGCAGAACCATACTCCTTACGGTCAGAAGAGAGTATGACCTCAGACTCGTCCTTGGAAAAGTAAGGACGGATGAGAATACGGGAAATGGGTCGATTGATGTTCCGGTCGTCGTCCTTTATCAGGTAAGCGGCGAGAAGACCATACTTGATGGAACGCTTGAGAGCGTTGGCGTTGGCTCCGCCTCTCAGATTGGTACAGGAATTCCAGCCTCGATCGAAGCTGATTCCCAGAACGTCGTAGGGATGGCGGGAGATTACGACGAGCATACCTCCAGAAAAGGCAACCTTACTCCCCCTTCGGGAGGGATCGTTGTCGAAGAGCTTCTTCAACTCAGGCTCTTTGGAAAGGACCTTGCCGATCTTAGTCGTCCTTTTCCCGTCTGGCATGATAACCGTACCGACCATGTAGTTATCTATGGTGTAACCATTGGAGGACAGGAACTTGAGAACCTCAGGGTTTGGAGTTGGCGTCGACTCCTTCGCAGGTTTAACGGAACCCATCGGAATGTAGATCCTTTGTTTATTCTTCTTGTCCGGACCAGCACCATACTTGGAGAATATCTCGTCGTACATGTGGGGACGGAGCAAGGAGACTCCCTTCATCGAACGACGATAGAGGGAAAGAGGGATTGCGGATTCCACGCGAAGGGCAGCGGCTCGGAGGAGTTCTTGAATTCTGGTAGAGGTGGCCATGTGGCATTTACCAATTGAAGGAGGGCCGGGACAGAGCTCACCTAACGCGAGCCCAGTTCCAGTAGCGGCCGAACTGGGAAACCGGGTGTATGGAGATACCCAGGTAAGCCTGATTCCCCTTGATGGCATTCACATTCCCGTCGCCTTCCGTCACACCCTTGTTCTGCAGATTCTGCTTGAAGGGTCTTACGTTTTCGTTCAGTCGAGCAAGGATGTCCGATGCCAGCTTGTCGTAGTACTGAGTACGGTCGACAGTCAACTGAATGGCTTGACCCTGAAAGTCAAACGCCTTCTCACCTTCTGCCAGTGCCTGCGCCTGAAGCATGGCAACCTCAGCGTACCCAAGCCAGAAGTCCCGAATGCCGCCAGTGGCGTCGGTCATGTAGAAATTGGTCCAGATGCCACCCGCTCCGTTGAACATGTCCATCCCACGACGCAGGAAAGCGATCAGCGTCTGGGTGTCGAAGATCATGTCAGCAAACTGGAACAAGGTTGTCCGTGCCTTGCTGACAGTTTGACGAACGTCCTCAACCGCGTTCATGATGGAGGCATTCAGCACGAACATCCGAGCTGTCTCACGGTAGTTAACACCCGGAGTTGCTGAATGAAAGTACTTCCAGCTCACCACATATGGTTCCACCGCAGGTTGAAGCTTGTTTGTGGCAATGTTTACCTGGTAGTACCAACCGGACCCCACCCGCTTTGGTGCAGACGCCGGGGTTGGCCCCATTAGTCGAGCGTTCCCGGTGGGCGCGAAGACCTCTATCGCCACGTTCTCGTAGAGCTCAGGCAATATGATGGAGGCAGTGGCGACGTCGCCATGGAGTTCCACCATGTCCTGAACACCGTGAGGTTCGGTGGTTAGACCGAGAACGGTGACTCCTTCGTACGAGTAGAGTTCGGTTTGACCAGGGCGGGAAAGCGTCCAACGGATCTGGTACTTCTCGTTGAAGCCGGATGGGGCTGCCGAGGAAGGTACGTGTACGATAGCTTCACCGGACACAGCAATCGAGAACTGAGATTCCACTACAGCTAGGTCATAGCAGTTGCCGGCTGACACGACCTCCGCTTCCGGTGATACGAGTTCCCACAGAATGTAGGCACCTGTAACATCCTCTCCCTGTGGCAGGAGGAAATTCACCTTACCGACAGCTGCATCGCCTGCCTTCATCTCGCTGACAAGAGACTGAACGGCAAGTGGAGCGTTGGCCGCAAACGGAATGTTGAGATCCGTGCGTACCAGGACAGCCAAGGTGAACTCCATGGACGCTCCGGAATTCAACTCAACGGAAAACCTCACGCCGTAACTTACTCCCTCAATGCCCCCAGACAAGGTCATAGTAACCGTATCCGAGGTGTTTGAGTCTACGGTGACAGCAAGCGCGGGATTGGTGAGTGGGGAATACGATATTTCCTCTGCGTCGACTATGGTCAAGCCGGGAGGAAGCAGCGAAGCCAGTTCGACGACGGCGGTGGCCGTTGACCCTGGAGACTTGACAAACACAAGGGACATACTAACTCCCGGAAAGCATAGTTTGGATGGCGTGGAAGAGCTCGTTACGTTCCTGAAGACCGTTGAGCCCACCGTTTATCCTGCGACACAAACCTTCCAGGTCTTGGGCTTCGGCCAATCGGTCACATCCACGTGTACGCCAGAACCACGCGGTAGCGGCTGAACCAACCGCAGGATCCTGCAGAAGGAGATCCGGATTCGACACGACGTCTATGCCAGTATCCTGAGAAAAGGCTTTGTAGTTGTCCAGGAAGGTGAGCTGTATTGGGCCACGACCACGATATTTCCACCCGTCATCTGACGGGTAGGGGCGGTTCCCGTATCTACCCCCATACGCGATTGAAGCGATAGCTTTCTGATTGGCGGGGTGGGCAGAAGTACGACCGTAGCGATCGGCGTCTGCCTCCGAGAAGCGATGAGGCCACATCCTACGTAACGCGGCAGCCGAGTAATTCAGGTTCTCGGAGAACGTGGACAACCCCATCGTCTCGTGGAACACATTGGCCAGGAATCCGGACTTGTTGTTCACGGACAGAATAGAGGCCCACTCCATGGCGGAGTCAAGGGGCTGACTCCAGACGGCAGCTCCCTTGGCGTTTGCCCCGAGACGCAGCATGAGATCATGGGTGTTGCTTGGGCGGGAGGCTGGACGAGTTTTCTGGAAAAGAACACGCAAGGTGTTCTTCCCAACCCATCCGTCTGGACTCAGTCCATTGTCTGCTTGGAACGCAGCAACCGCACTCTTGGTGGCGTTACCGTACACACCATCGGGACTGAGAGTGTATCCGAGAGACGAGAGGGCTTTCTGCAAACTAAGTACATACGGCCCTCTGTCTCCAGGTGCGACGAGCGTGGGAAAGTTTTCGATCGAAGTCATTTTTCAGCCAGGTCTTCTTTGGCAGGCGTATCCATTGGAGTGAACACGGGATTTGCAGCAAATCGACTCTGCGGAATACCTTGTGGGTACGGATTGCGATAGGTCTGCTCCCAGTAAGGAGCGTTACCACGGTAGGGATCGACTCGCTGCGGGTACTCGCTGTATCCACCGTAGTTCATGTTGGTTGCGCCGCCACCCCGATTCATCCAGATGTCAAGTGCACGTTCCAGCGACTTAGATCCGGCCCAGGTAAGGATGTAGGCGCAATACATGTAAAACAAAGTCGTATCCCCAACCGACTTGTTGATGGTGATATAGGCCAGCATGAAGGTGCTGACACTGAGTGCAACAAACAAGGCAAGTCTTGAGGAACTTGCCTTGCCGTTCTCGTCAAGCAGCATGTCTACTGCGTTGAAGAGGTGAGAGCGTTGGGCACTTATCAGTACCCATACCCCGAGCGCCATCAGGATTGTCAACAGCGTATTCGGGATGGTAACAGCTTCTAGGAACTGCATGATTGAATCCTCAACGGTGTTTCCGCGCGGGCTCCAAAGGTACGCGCGAGGAGTTATCGCTGAATCTCGATTCCATCTCAGCTCGCCAAGTCGCCTTTTCACGTTTGTTCTTTGGCATAGTAAACGTGAAGAAGTTGTATAGTTGAACCAATAGCCAGATACCCGAGAGGATACCTACCCAGAGGCTAACAAATCCCGCAAACGTAGCAATGCCCAACCCAGAAGCAAAGGTGCTAATGAGGTGGGCGGACTTCGTTGCTAGGAATTCTTGGAAGGACTGAATGGCGGTTTGGAGACTGTCCCTCATCTTATTCACGGAGCGGGTGAATGGATGACAGTCGGCTGAACGATCTCAGGCCGAACAACGAGAGGATCCTTGGCAGCGGCTTCGATACCAGCGCGCGCAACATCAGCCTGTGCGGCAGAACTAGCAGCAGCGGATTCAGCCAAGGCATTGGAATTTGCCACGACCGCGTCACGAACAGCTTTCAGGCCAAAGACCTTGACGGTGGCGTCCAGTCCCTTCGTGGCGATGGACTCCCAGATTTCCTCAGGAGATTTGGCCACGCGGATTGGAGCTGGTTGACCTGCCAGAGTTTGCTGAGCGTTGGTACTGGCGGCGAGCACCGCGCAGAGAGCGAGTTCACCAGCAACTCGGGATTGACCGGCGGCGTTAAAGCAGCTGTTCAGAGTGTTTTGCTGGTTGTGCATGAGATTCGTGAACTCCCGGTAAGTAAGGACGTTGCCAGCAACGCCAGTCTTGTAGGAGGAGTTTTGCGTTCCACACCCTGCAAGGATGAGGATCAGAGGGGATATGACAGCGATGAAGAGCCGTTTCATTTGCTTTCTCCTGAGTTGAACACGCTTTCTTCCAGAGATCCGAGGTCCGGATCACTGATAGGTTTGGGACGGTTGAACGGTGGATGGGGACGGAAAGGTGCCGGTTCCTGTTCCTGTTCAGTTGGCTGAGCAGGAGTCTTTGCTTGTGCGGCTGGCTTCTGGGTAGGAGCCTTCCTCTGAGATACCCCAGACTGTGACGGAGGAAGTGGCGGGAGAGCCACTCCTTGCACTACAAATCCGTCTGCCGTGGTAGTCTCAGTTGCCTGAGAGATAGTCTCCACCGGAGGTTTCCCGTCAGAGCCGAATGCACTGGCAAACATAGCACCGATGAACAGACCAGAAGCAGCTGCCAAGGTCAGGTCAAGCAGTTTCTTTGTAGAGGGTTTCATTTCTTCTGATGAGCTCATTACGATTCCTAGCCGATGTTGATGATCTTGGCGATTCTACCCAGAGCTTCTTGGGAGACACCAAACCGGAGTTGCAGGAACTCCAAGTCTTCCGGTAGGACAGGAGGTGCGTCTTTCTGAGGGACGAACTTGAAGTACACCCTGGGGGATTTCGAGCGCTCCACCGACATGCGAAGCCTCGCATTGGTCCTACGCTGGATGGCGTTCAATTCCTTGAAAAGCTGTGAGGCGATCTCGTCTACCTTTGGTAAGGCTGTGGATTTCAGGTTGAACGTAATGGAGTTTTCGTCCACATCCAAGCTCGACACCAACGATCCGTATTTGAAGACATTCTTGTTGATGGACTTTGGATTGAGAACCAGATCCAACGGGAGTGAACCGAGCGTGTTCTCGAACCGATCCAATTCAAGCATCGCAGCGTATGCCCTCAGTGCTTCCTTGATGGACTTCACGCGTTTCATCAGAAGGTCTTCCGAAGGTGGCGTGAAGTGATGCTGGATACCCACGTAGGTCTGCGGTTCTGCCCCTAGGCGTTGAGTCATTGTGAAGAAGATCTCCGGGAAGAGTTTCCCGTTTTCGTCCTCTAGACCCCGTAGCTGGATGTAGTAGGCAAAGCAGATGTCACCATCGACTTCGAATACATAGTTGTAGGAGGTACCCTTTTTGTAGAGGATACTCTTCGCCAGCGCGGCACTCACACCTTTGTGCAGGAGAGCCAGTTTGCGCGGCATGTGGTCGTCGGCCAGTTGGCTGAGGAATTGGAATGCCTCAGAGATACCAGCAAGAACTGTCTTCTGGAGCTTCTCAATCTCCCGGAGGGCCTTCTCCGGGAGCTGGTTGGAGAAGTTGACACGTAGCTTTGCCTCCATGGCTTCGAGCTCGGTTTTCTTGTGGAAGAGTTCCTGGAGGACAGTGTACTTGGAACGAAGTGCCTTGATGGATTTTTCGTTCAGCGCTACTGCCTCGTCACCCTCTTTAATGCGGGGGGAGTTGGCACCTCCAGGTACCGGGCCGATGGTCAGGGTGATAGCAGCCTTCACCATCTGATCTTGTGTAAGACGATGCAACTGGAGGATGTCTGATATCTCGTTTCCGAGGCGCTTCAGAACACGCATCACATCGTCAAGGGTTTTGAATTTGTCAGTCATATGGGGTGGCATCCAGGGGGAGTTCAGGGTGACGCTTCCTCCATCGATCGTATTCGTCTCGATGTGTAGCGTCGCAGAACCTTGGGTTCGGAGAACCCGGTTGAATGGGCTCACCGCACCAGAGGCAAGATCCAGTTGGGGATAGTGAGGGTTTTGATGCTGTCCGTAGAACGTGTAGAGATTCCTCCCGGAACATCTCTTCGACAATCTGCGCGGCGTCCTCCAAGTTCATTCGGTTCTCCGTTTGCGGGGTACTACCCACTGGGTTGTCTCTTTGTGTGTAGGCTTCCTACGTGATATAGGAAGTCGCGATTTCGACTTCGGGAGAGGCTCAGCACGAATCGCATGGAATACTTGCAGTGCCTTCAAGAAGTCTAAACCCGAATCCTTGGACCGGGCCTTGGACTTTGCGTAGTTCCAACGCGCTCTGGCAATCTGCAGGGGCAGGTTGTAGTTCTTCGAAAGTCGAACTACCAGGGAGTTCGGGGAAATAGCCATACTATTCTGTAAGATCGGCCACAATGCGAAGACTGGTGGATCCGAACTCCGTCCGATTAAAGACATGGCCCAAGGAATCCATCACCTCCGTGATACCCATCAGTACAGGGTATTCCAGGATGGGCTGTGATACTTGAAATCCATCCCCGGTGCCTATTTCGATGCCTGGTGCTGTGGTCTTAAAATCCACGATCAGCGTAAGGATCTCTTCCTGGACTTGGATACTCGCACAGTAAGTGGTCAGGAAATCTCGGTGCTTCTTGAGAGCAACGCGAATGGCACTGGCTTTCTCACCGAAAGCCTGGAGGGGGAGACGATCGATGGTAGTGGCGTCGAATTCCGCTTGTATACGCTGAGCTGCGGCTTGCAGCTTTCGTTTCAGACTAAGAGTCATTTCATCTCCTTTGGAAGTT